NGAGATATGTTTCGAGGATATCCAGCGTTCTTAATTGCTGGCGGACCTAGTTTTTTAAAAGCAGATAAATCAAAATTGTCTTATCCTGGCGTATTAACAATGGGAATGAACAATGTAGTAAAAACCTTTAGAACTCATTTGTGGACATCTGTTGACAATCCAACTCATTTTATTAAATCAATATGGTTAGATCCAACAATAATGAAGTTCGTTCCGTTTTGTCACTCAGAAAAATTTATTTTTGATAATGAATCATGGGAAGAAACACAAATATGTGTTGGAGATTGTCCTCACGTATGGTTTTATCGTAGAAATGAACATTTTAATGCCAAACAATTTTTATTCGAAGATACAATTAATTGGGGAAATCACAAAAAATATGGTGGTGGACGTTCTGTAATGCTACCAGCTATACGATTATTATACTATTTAGGTGTTAGGCACATATTCTTGCTAGGTGTTGATTTCAAAATAAATAAAGAATATACATATAGCTTTGAACAAGCTAGAAGCAAAGGTTCTGTTAATAGCAACAATAAAACATATAAGTTATTAATAGAAAGATTCACTATGCTAATACCTATCTTCAAGCAAAATGGTTTAAATATTTATAATTGTAATCTTGAATCTGAATTAAAAGTTTTTCCATTCGTGAAATTCGATGATGCAGTTAATTTTGCTACTTCAAAAATGCCATGCGATGTCAAAAATGAGAGAACTGCTGGATTATATGATAGGAAGGCCAAATTGAAAAACACGAGAAAAAACACAGATAATGCTGTTAAAGACTCAAAAACAATGAAAGATAATCATGAGTTTAAAGCCGGTGATAAAATACCGTCAAAATCAATTTCTCAATGAAGGAATACTATTTTTTAATATTGGCACTTCATGTTTACTTCGACTAACGTTAGCCATATATTCTCTTAGGAAATATTTTAACGGAAAAGTCGCAGTATTATTAGAAGAAACAGATGCGAATTTAAATTTTATTGAGCAGTGTTTATATAAATTTAATATTTTGAAATTTTATTTTGAACGGCCAGACCTCAAATGTCAAAAAAATAATGGATATACAATAAAACCATTTGTCCTAAATCTAAGCCCCTTTGAAACAACCGTTTTTTCAGATGCAGATGTCCTTTTCAGAGATAACCCACAAGAACTAATAGATCTAACGAGAAAAGAAAATCTAATTTTTACTCCATATAGAGATTGGGTGACGACTGGAAAGATGATGAACAAAAGAATTATTAGTTTATCTGATATCTTACCAAAAGAACAAATATCTAAAGCTTTAGATTATGGTATTGCTATAAATACTGGTGTATTGGGGTATAATAAGCATGGCTCGGAAGAATTCTTTAATGATTGGATAGATACTACATATAAGGCAAAATGCAGATTTATTATAGACGAGATTGCATGTCAATGTATTTGCTATAAGTATTCCCATGTTTTAACTGACAAAAAATGGAATTATTCTTGCAGAGAAAAAGATATGTCAAAGGGTAAAATAATACATTTTCATGGGAAGAAACATGCTCGACCAAATAAGTGCCCAGCATCTAAAATTTGGATTGAAGAATTTGATGAATTTATTGGAAAAAAGATATTGCCAAATGACATATCGGCAAAGCTAATAAATTGGGACAAATATGTAAGAAGATTGGTGAAAAAATGATAGATTTTACGTTAGTGACGGCTGTTGACAAACATCATATCACAGAACTGCTAAAAGTATGGCCTACGTGGGTGCAGCACAAAAAAGAGATGAGAAATTGTCCAGTGCATATAATATATGATACAGGTTCGTTGTCGATGAGAGATATGTTGCTGTTAGACTTTTTGCGAGAAGATAATAGAAATATAACATTGTTGCCGTGGGTTGTTCCAGACAATCTATATTCTTCTCAAAGAGAAAAAATGCTTACAGCGCTTACGGTATTACCACCAAAGTATGTTAAAACAAGATGGTTTCTAAAACTTGACACAGATACGTTTGCCGTTGATAATAGTAAGTGGATTGAGGATTACTGGTTTAACACTCATAATTCTGTTTTTATCGCTAATGGGTGGGGATATACAAAGCCAGCTAATGCCATAGAATGTCTTGATGACTGGGGGGACACAATAAGAGAAATAAAGAAATATCCAAGACTTGATATACCATACGATCCTTCTTGGTCGCGAATATGCCATAAAAGAATTTCTTCTTGGGTATTTTTTTGTAAAACTGATTGGGCAGAGAAAATGGCAAAATATATTAAGAGAGATGATGGATATTATAAATTACCAGTGCCATCTCAAGATACGTATTTATGGTATGTTGCTAAGAGAATGGGATATTCATACACAACAGTTAAATTTAAAAAAATGGGTTGGAAACATAGTCCCAAAGTAGTTAAAAATATGCACAATACTTTTGCAGAGAGAATTGCGAAATGACAGATGATAATTTCTATTTGGAGGGCCTGGTAACTTGTATAGAATATTCTGATTACTTAAAATATTTTTTGGATTTTAACAATGAATATTTTGATAACTTGATTATCATAACAACGCAAGAAGATTACAATACAATTAAATTATGCAACGAACGTCATGTCAGATATATTATTACTGATAGAATTCAACAAGACGGAGATATGTTTAATAAGGGAAAGGCAATAAATGATGGCATTATTAAATTAAATATGTATGATTGGATTCTCATAGCTGATTCAGATATTATATTGCCAGACAATTTTAGAAATATTATTAAATCTATGAATTTAAATAAAAATAAGATGTATGGAATGGCAAGGCATAATTGTCCTTCAAAGGAAGAGTGGAAAAAATATTTAAATTCATCTGATGATAAAAAGATAATAGTAAAAAAAAGATGGAAAAAATCCAAGAAACACTTTCGCAGGTATTTTTCTGGTTATTTTCAACTGTTTAATATAAACAAATTTGCAGATAACATTGAATCGTGTAGATATCCTGAGACTTTTCCTACCGCTGGAGCATCAGATGAAGAATTTTGCTTAAAGTGGGATTATGATTATAGGGAGAGAATAAACGGTATGACTGTTATCCACTTATCACATGGATGCAAAGCAGCAAATTGGTGTGGTAGAACAAGCAAAAATTTTGAATTATAATATGGAAATAAGATTTAAAAAAAAACAAAAAAAGACAGATAAAAAAACGAAGAAAAAGACCAAATGTGTTAACATTGATCATCAAAGCAAAATGACATTAGAAATTCCAGATTATTTTTCTGATAATAGAGAATTTGAAAATGCAGAATATTTATTAAAAAAAATAGCAGGAAGTAATATCTTTGAAGTAAAATATCTCAAATCTTTATCTGTTTTAAAAATAAAAGAATCTAGACGAAGAAATTTCGTTCCTTTTGTGTTGAATAACATAATGTGTGTAATAGATGGTAGCGATACTATGCATCCAGTAGAAATAATTGATGATACTTTTTTTGACAACTATAATGCATATAAAAATCTAAAGTATATCTTTAAGATAGAATATACAGACAGCAAGAAACAAGTTAATAAAAGATTAAAAGAGAAATACAACATAGATATTTATCCGTTTTTTATGTATCCAAAAGCCGTAATGTATAATTATTTGGGTTGTTTTACATGGGAAAACAAACATTACAAATATATCGGTGCCATTACTGGTAAAATATGGAGAACAAGAAGACGATGGAAAGACGAAATAAGAAACGATAAAGATTTTTTCAGTATAAGTGATAATAATAAAAACAATTTCCTTAGCAGGTCTGACTATATTAATTTGCTCAAAGAGTGTAAATGGGGATTGTGTTTAAGGGGAAAAGGCATTCCAGAAGTCAAGAATAACAGAGAAGTAGAATCAATGTCATTTGGTATGCCATTAGCATTAAATTATAAACCAATTTATCCATTTGATTTTATTTCCGATAAACATTATTTATATTTAGATTCTCCTAAAGATTTAGAAAAACTACATACGGTTGATCCTATGCCTTTCCACGAAGAATCGAAGAAGATGTATAATTCTTATTTCAATCCTAAAAATATTGGAAATGCTTTTAAAAAAATCTTTAAACATTTATTTTATTAAAATTAAGAGCAATATATGAAAATAAATTATATAAAACCGAAGAAAAAGAGAGAGAGAAAAGTCAAGACGAATATATATAAGCTATTTGGTGTTGTAAGATCTGGAAATCATGCCATAACATATTGGATATTTCATATGATTAAAAACAAAGTATTATATGCAAATTGTTGTTATGCATTTGAAAATCCATTTACAACATATGTTAAGGAGAAAAATGACTTTCCAAAAAAGATTACTAATACGAATAAAAAAAAATGGTTAAAGCAATTAAAAAAACATAATAATATTTTTATTTCTTATGAAAACTTCGATATATATCACGATGATATATTTAATATAGTAGACTGGGACAGAATAGGTTGTATGAATATGTTTAAACGCGAATTAAATATTGTAGTAATCAGAGATCATTTTAATGTATTATCAAGCATACTTAAATTATTGGGACAAAGAGAATGTGAAATTAAAACAAAAATGGAATTATGGAAAAAATATGCGCTTGCTTATATTAACAAAAAACACAATTATTTTTATGTAAATTATAATAGTTGGTGTAAGAATAAAAAATACAGGAAAAGCATAGCGAATATGTTAAATTTGAAGTTTAATGATCTTGGCTATTTTTATGTTGCTCGAAATGGAGGTGGAAGCAGTTTCGATAAGCGAAGATTCAATCATAAAGCAAATGAGATGAAAATTTTAGAAAGATGGGAATATTATATTAATGATTCTTTCTACAAAAAATATGCATTAGACAAAGAATGTGTAGATTTATCTAAAAAAATATTTTTTGATACTATTAATGTTAATTATATCACTAAGTGTTTAAAACAATGAAATTAGACTTAAAAAAAAAGCATGAAGATAAAAAGCAGAAAAAGAAATGCGAAATAATAACTGGATTTTCCAAAAAATCATGTGTGTTTTCTCCATTTTTGGGTGAATTTGGCATATTTATCGTAGATTACATCAGGTTCGTACATTTTTTTAAATGCCAACAAAAAATAGTTTGTTGTCGAAGAGGAGAAGAAATATATTTTCCATCAGCGAATGATTTTTATATTATGTCAAATGATTATAATTTCATTGAGGATAAAGATAGAGCCGGATGCGGTTGGAAAAATAACAATATTTATCATAAACAACGCAATCTTAAGATTCAAAGAGAATTATCTTCTAGATATAGAGGATATGAAATTGTCGATTCTGCAAATTGTAAAAAAATATCATGCAGACATTATTATATGCGCTGCGCTAAAGAATTCGTGTTTAAAATAGATGAAGAAAAAATAAAAGAAAAATTAGATATAGATGTAATAATTGCCCCGAGAAAAAGAGATCACGCCAAGGAGCGCAACTACCCACACTGGGATTATGTATTTAAGAAGCTTCATAAAAAAAGAATATCATACGGAATAGTTGGCAAAAAAAATAATAGTTATGCCAGCAAATATTCTGCAGTTAATTCTTGGGATTTTAAAGACTGTATTTTTCCATCAGGGGTAATTGGTATGATGAAAAAATCTAAATTATATATCGGTAGCGATACTGGACCGACTCACCTTGCGGCTTTTTTATCAATTCCAATGATTATTTTTGATTCTCCGTTTCAAAAGGGATCTATGCTAAAAAATTATGTCGAAAAAACAAATAGAAATTATGTAAATAATTTACATTCTGTTCCGTGGAATAATCCGGATTATTTAGTTAAAAATATAGTATCATATATTAAAAATAAAAAAGGACGTAAAAGTGTATGTGTCTTATCCAAAAAAAATAAAAAATAGAAATATAAAACAAATCAATCTAAAACATAAAAAAAGAGAAGCTGATCTCCGCAATATACATAATCTGTTGCATAAAAGTGATGTGGACAAAGATATAATTCAAATTGTCAAAAATGCGGAAAAATATGATATATTACAAGATGCTTATGAAATAGGGTTATGCGCTAGTATATTAAATAATCTGAACGCAAAAAATATTCTTGAAATAGGTTTTAATAAGGGTGGTACTTTTTATGTTTGGTGTAATATATTTTCTAAAAAGTGTAAAAAAATGGCTATAGATATTAACATTCCACGAGACATATGTAATAATATGAAAAACATGTATAAAAATATTAGTTTCATTGTTGGTAGTTCAATGGACAAGAATATAATTAAAAATATTAAAAATAAACTAAATAAAAATAAGTTAGATTTTTTATTTATAGATGGCAATCATTCATATAAATTTATCGAAGGAGATTTTAGAAACTATATAAATTTTGTGAGGAAAAATGGCATCATAGTTCTACACGATATAAAATCAGAACCGTCAGTAAGAAAGTTTTGGAATAAAATAAAAGACAAATATACTTATAGAGAAATAATAAATGTAAAAGGACAACAAAATCCATTAGGTATAGGTATGATAATGGCTTAAAAAATAAATGTTTTTAGCAATATTTGTTTAAAATATAATGAAAGCGATAATATATTAGGAGATATAATATGATAAACAAAAAGATGCTGTTTTTAGGAATTATATTAATAATACTAACTGCATTTTCTTCAGTAGAAGGATTTGATAATCCTAAAGCCAAACAACCACCAAAAGCAAAACCTCACAGACATAGTGCTGGGGAATCCTTACCACCATTGCCACTACCAGCAACACCGCTAAGGAGATCAGAAAGAAAACGACAACCAGCACCACCAGTTTTGGTTGGCATGATCAATTTCTCCGATTTCAAATTAGTAGGCGGGGAAAGAGTCGATATATTCCCAACCACACAAATAGATATTGAAAGATTAATGAGACATGCTAATAATAGACTGAAAATACAATATAGATATGTTAATATGACGATGGAAAAATTTTCTTGGAACCCGAAAGAAATGCCATTATTGTATATAACTGGTTGGACTCCAATGCCGAAGCTATCAGTTTCTTTAATTGGCAAATTGAGGCGTTATCTATATGACGGTGGAACATTAGTATTGCATTCTCAGTGCGGAAGACCAGAATTTGGTAAAACAGCAAAACAAGAAGTGTCTCGCATATTTCCAAGAAGACGCTTAGCTGTTATAGAACAAGACTCTCCTTTATATCATGCCTATTTTGATATATTACATATGAGAATCAGGATAAATAAAGAACCATTCATAACAAAAAAACCATATTTAGAAGTATTATATCTCGGTTGTAGACCAGCAATTATTTTTTCCCCCATAGATTTAAATTGTGGCTGGGATGTTGCTAAAAATCCAATCGAAGGAGGCATCCTTTATCATCAAAATGATGCATTAGCATTAGGTGTGAATATTATTACAATAGTTCTGGCCAATTTTCAATATGCAAAGGCATTTGGAACTGAAAAAATATATTATCAACAAACGAAGAAAAGTCGAGACCAGCTTATTATCGCTCAGATCATTCATTCTGGAGACTGGGACCCAACTCCGCATGCACTTCCGAACTTAATGAAATATATACAAAACAACACAACATTATCCGTACAATTTAAGAGAAAGACAATTGATATGTCAAATAAAGAAATTTTCAGACATCCTGTTTTATATATGACTGGATTAAGGGCATTCAAATTAAACGATTCACAAATCGCCAATCTAAGAAATTATCTTATAAGCGGCGGTGTTTTAATTGCCGATGCTTCTGCTGGTCGAATGGCATTTGATAAATCATTTAGAGAGGCGATAAGAATAGTTTTACCAAATAGAAATCTTGAACTGATAAGAGAAGATAGTCCTATCTTTCAAATGCCGTATAATACAAAAAATGTTAACTATACTGATATGGCAAAAAGTAGAAATCCTGCACTAAATACACCAGTGTTAGAAGGCATAAAAATAGACAATCAATTATCGGTAATATATTCCAAATACGGTTTATCAAATGGATGGGAGCAATTAGGTTTTGCATATAACACAGGGTACGAAGATAAAGATGCTTTAAAATTAGGTGTTAATATTTTTGCATTTGCTTTGACGCATTAATATAAGATAATGAAAATAAAATATAAAAATAAAAAATATATAAGAAAGAAGAAAAAGAAAATACAATTAAAAAATGAAACAAGACAGCTAAAAATAACAATAGCTATCCAGTGTTTTTTATTTGAGAAAAGATTAAATTGGATGCTGTCTTCTATTCTTCAACAAACAGGAATTTTACCAGAAATAGAAGTAGACATAGCATATTTAAAAAATTCTGGTAATCCCGAAACAACAGATGTTCTTGATTATTTCGAATCAGAAGGGTTAAAAATTAAAAGACACGAGTATCCAGATATAAGTCGATTGCAATATAGAGGATTAACACGGAATGACCAGATAAAAGATTGTAATACAGATTTTATATTATTTTCTGACGGGGATCATGTTCATTGTGTCAGTTTTTTTGCCGAGATGAATAAACTGTTATTAAATGAATTCAAAAATTGCATTACGATAATGGGGTATAAAAGAAAAAGCACTTTTTCTAAAGAAACAGAAGAGCTTATTAATGGTCATACTTATCCGAATAATATATTAGACGCTTTTGTTAAAGCATCTAAATTAAAATATAGAAAAATGCCTTTCCGCTGTGGAGGCGGGACACATTTGGTAAGTACAGAATTAATCAGAGAAAAAAACTGTGGACTATATGTTCCAGAAGATAAATGCAGGGACTTCAATTGGGAAAAGAGATATGCATGCGCTAAAAGTGATATGTATTTCAGAAAAAAGATAAAGTGTTGTCATATTCCATTACCAAGAGTTGTACACTTACAGCATGTTAGATCAAGAGATAATAAAGAAAATTTATATATACAAAAATAATATATCTTTAATATGAAACTAGAATATAAAAAAAAGGTAGTAAGAAAACGAAAAAACGAAGGCAGAAAAAATGAGGACACTAAAAAATATACTATTGATTGCATGAAAGTGCCCAAAAAATTTCATAAAAAATGTCCTAAGCCATATCCACCTCATCAAAAAGGAATGGTTATAGAAGAAGCGATGCACGATTTCATTAAAAAAAATAAGGTACGCAAAAAAAGTGAGTTCATTTACATACCATTATACTGGACAAATATATATGCTATTAGAAATTGTTATTTAAAGCCACAAGACGATATACAGGAATTTCTTGACGGATTAGAACATTCTCATAAATATTTTACGGTTGTACAAAATGACGATGGGATTCATGAATCCGTACCAGATAATGTATTAATTTTTTCTGCTGGTGGCAATGGCCATATTCCAGTACCATTAACATGCGATAGACATAAAATAAAAAATAACAAAAAACGAGACATAAAAGTCTCTTTTGTCGGAGCTATTCATTATTCAGATTCTTATGAATCAAATCTTACAAGATTTTATATGCAAAAAGAATTGAGTAAGTATAATGATTTTGTAATTATGGAACATAGACTTAGAAATTTTGATATTGCTTTATTTGAAGACCTTACTAGCAGATCAGTATTTACATTGTGTCCGCGTGGATATGGACGAACTAGCTTTAGATTATATGAAGCGATGAACATGGGCAGTATCCCAATATATATATACGATGAATTATTTCTGCCATATTTAGATGAGCTTAATTGGGAAGATTTTTCTATACTGTGTCATGTAGATGATATAAAAGATTTGCCAGATATAATAAATAATCACACCGAAGATGAAATAAGAAAAAAGCAAGAAATAATTAAGAATATATATGATGAATATTTTTCGATGGAAGGAGCAACAAAAAAAATAATAGAAACGATTATCTCAAAAGACCCATATAAAAATGCTATGCATATTCCAGATGGACTAATAAAAGAAAAAAATGTAGAACTAAATAAAAATAAGAAAATATCATTTGTCATTACCGCATACAATGAATTTAGTGATATCCATCCGGGCAAACATATAGCAAAATGCATACAAGTTCCCTTAAAAGATAATAGAGTAGAAGAAATAGTAGTTGTCGATGACCATTCTGAAGAAAAAGATTATAGTAAATTGAAAGATTTTTTATCTAAATTCGATAAAATAAAATTACATAGACATGAAGAAAATTTTGGTGTATTTGGAACAAAACTATCTGCTATAATGCATGCTAATTGCGATTGGGTTATGTCGATAGATTCTGACAATTATATAAATAGGTTGTATATTGATAGAATATATCAGCAGAATTGGAAACCAACGTGTATATACTATGCATCATTTGCAGAACCAAATTTTGATTTCAGACAATGGGCTGGGAAAGAACTTAATACATCTGACATAGTAGACATCTTGATTACTAACGATAAACTTGTTTCTCCGTTTTTAAATGATGGCAATGGTTTTTTAAACAAAAATGAATACATAAGGATTTTCTCTAAATTTGGCACACGACGCTTTGACCTGAAACAGACAAATTATTTAAATCGCAATGAGAATATTAGAAATAGCATATATATGAGAAATGTATACGATGCTCTTGATTCTAACTTTATAAACAAAACGTGGCTTCTTAATGGAAACACAATAAAACACATTGAGGGAGCTAGATATTATCATTCTATCGATAGTGATAGTTCATACTCAAAAGCTCCAGATGAAAAAATATTATTAGATTCAATATATAAGAATGAATTAGTCTTAGGCAAATTAATAGATAAGATAGATGTTCCAAAATATATTAAAAATTCAGAAATGGTTTTAAAGCATATGGGCAAGATGGGTATAAAAAATATCTTGAAATCTGATTATGGTTATATCCCTCAACGATACTGGAATGTTTTATATAGCATATTGATATCATGTAATTTTAAACGGGTATTGCATATTGGATGTGATTTTGTTCATGCTACATTTGCTTTTATAGAAGCAATACAGATAGGTAAAAAAATAGAATTACATCTATGTGATAATATAAATAGAACAGTGCTAGAACTAACAGATAATTATTTTCCAAAAGTATATAAAGAAAGATCGTTGAATATATTGATGAGACAAGAGCCATTTGATTTTGTGCTTATAACTGGTAATCACGAAATAAACTATGCAAAAAAAGAATTAGAATTGATACTAGATGGCAATATTAATTCTATTATGGTATATGGCACACGCGGAAAACAAATAAACAGAGGAGAGAAAAAGAGAAATACGGCTGGATTAGATCGGCTTACAACTATGTTACAGTATGAAACAAATTGGCTATGTTTAGAAAACCATTTGCAACAAAACGACGTGGGCATTCGCGGAGACTTATTTTTCGCAACTAGAGATAAGGGAATCTTTCAAACTGCGAAAAAGTGTTTTAGAATTGAGATGCAAAGAAATTTATTATAGTTATGAATGAAAACGATCCATCTAAAATTGTTCAACTTCCTAAATTAGACAAGGGCGGCAGATTTGGCAATCAATTGTTTAAATATGCTCATGTAAAAGGATATTGTAAAAAACATAATTATACATTAGAAATACCAAAGAATTGGATTGGCAGAAGAATATTTAAAAATATTGATGACAATGTTATTTCTGAAAATTTACCGATAATAAAAGAAGAAATAATCCCGCATAAAATATATAATTGTGGAATAAATATAAATTCTCAAAATCAACAGGCCCTATCTTTTTATTCGAGAAAAGATGTGAAATATTGGTTCGAATTGGAAGATAAATATAAATTTCCTAAAATAAAAGATTTTTACATAGCCGCTCATTTAAGAAGAGGCGATTATTTTAAAGCCAAAGATTTTTTTGCGATATTATCTAAATCATGTTATGTTAAAGCAATAAAAAGATTCGGTTATTCGACAAAAAAAGTGATTTTTACTCCATCTGACAATGTACCAAATGAAATAGAACTTCCTGCGGATTTATTATTTTTATATGACTTTAATTTGTTAAAGAACGCAGACGTTCTTTTCAGGGCGAATTCTACTTTCTCTTGGTGGGCAGCGACATTGGGTAACGGGAAAATATTCAGTCCCGTGGTGGATCAAAAATGTGGATGGACAGATGATATAGAATTTACAGAAGGAAACCATCCGAAATGTACAGATTCGAAATTTCACAAGGGTTTAGTTTTAACTGATTTATATCTATCAGAAGAATAATATGAAAAATAAAGCGCAGAAAAAGACGATACCAATTATTTTTATTCACGATAATAAATCTCACAATTTTTTTCAAGATGATGAGGAACATCAATATACAGACATATGCTTAATGCAAGCAAAAAAACATAATAAAAATGTTATTGCAATATATGGTAAACCACCAAAATACGATCAAGTTTCATTTTATTCTTATAGCGATTTTGAAGATGCTTATAAAGAATTTGACAAGATATATTGCCATATGAGTTATAACAATTATGGATTTGAATTATCTGCATTCCGCCGCTTATTTATTTTAGAAAAATTTATGAGAGAAAATAATATTTCTGTTAGCTTTACATGCGATTGTGACACATTATTATATTGCAATATAACTGATGAATTTGAGGATTGGGGTTGCACTGCATACATGATTCCATATGAACAGTCAAATTATTTTTTGGCGGCTTCAACGCATTTCGCATTTTGGAAATATGAAGATTTAAAAGATGTGGTAGATCTTCTTATGGAATATTATATGTGCCAGATTAAAATAAAAAAATTGGTTCAGAAATGGAAATATCACAAAAGAATGAAAGCAAAGAACAAACATATAGGAGGGGGCATTTGTGATATGACAATATTATATATGTATTATGATAAGAATAAATACAATATGGGGAACTTATCGAAAGTAGTTCGCGGCAGAGTTTTCGATCATGGTTTACACACTGGAAAAAATTTTTATAATGATGAATATGAATTTGACAAGAATAATTATACAAAAATTATATCGATGAAAGACGATAAAAAATTCTATGCATATAATAAAAAATTAGAATGCGAAATATTATTTAAGGGACTTCATTTTTGTGGACTTCTTAAAAAAAACATGTATGATCATTTCAAGATGACAGAATAAGAAAGATATTGTCAACAAGGCAAGGTGTTCTATAATGCTATATAGAGGATATTATGAAACGGTATAAAAAGAATTTATATGGAAATACGAGCATGTTGGCACCAGACGGAGAATTAATAGGCAAAATAGGTTATAAAAGAACACAATGGTATTTGAGGAAAAATTTAGCCATTTTAATATCAGAAAATCCGACAATCATACAACTAAAATTCGAGCCAAAAGGGAGAGGCTCTGTCGGTGATTTATTTTATCTTAGTAATAGAGAAAATAAATGTGTCGTGTGTGGATGCGAGGATAAAAATAACTTAACAAAACATCATATTATTCCATATTGTTTTAGAAGATGTCTGCCGGATTTTATAAAGAGGCATACTAGCCATGATATAATAATGTTATGTGAAAAATGTCATAATAAATATGAAAGATTCGCCACACAAAGAAAACATGAATTAGCAGATCAATATAAAGTTAGTAGAACAGTTATAAGATTTGTTGATAAAAAACTACTAAAAGCAAAAAAATATGCAACGATTTTGTTAAAAAATGAAGTATTTGATATATCTGATAATATGTATTTATATTTGATGAAATTTACTAATAGAAATATAATATCTAAAAAACATTTAGTAAAGATGTCTGTAACAAATCCATACAAAATAAGAATATATGGGATTAGCTATGCTAAAGAAATTGTTAAAAAGATAGAAGATTTAGATGTATTTATTGTAGATTGGCGCAAACATTTTATAAATACTATGAATCCTAGATTCATGCCGAAATTTTGGGATGTTAACAAAAGATGTTAAATTCATGAATAATAAAACGTACTTGCAAAAAATCGAATATATAAGTAGTGAAAAAATCATTAAACTGTTATTGCCAAATCATCCAGTTATTATACAAATAGGAGCAGGTTGCGGAAAAGATTATATCAACGGCTTAATATATGAATATGATGTAAAAATTGCGATATTAGTTGAACCACATCCAGATACTTTTAAATATCTCGAAGAATGTTATTCTACACAAAACAATATTGTTCTTGAAAATGTTGCAATATCTAACCAAAAAGAAAAAAGAAAACTATTTAATTACAAAAATGATATGGGAGAAAGTAATAGAGAACTTAGTTCGTTATTATTAAGAAGATCTATTCAACATTCATATGAATCTAGTATGATAGTGGAGTGTATTTCATTGTGCGCATTATTAAAAAAACATAATATTAATAACATAGATTTATTACAAGTGGACACAGAAGGTTTTGATTGTGAAATCATTAAACAGATTCCTTTTTGCAGGCTCCAACCGACAATTATTAGATTTGAAATATTTGACAGAAATGATGAACTTAATAATGAAGATATGACTGGCCATATTAAAAATGTTGGACTAAAAGCAGTTGTTAATACAGTCAAAATGTTGCGTGATAATAATTATGACATATATCAGGATAAAGATAATATTATAGCTGTTTTTAAAAAAGAGAAAAATATTTTTGCAATAAATGTTAATCTCGGGATATAATATAATGCCGATATATCTCAATTTGGAAGAGAACTTGTTTCGTAAACAAGAAATATGGGTTCGATTCCCATTATCGGCTTTGAAAGTGAGATGAACAATGAAAATTATTTTGTATCTATTAGTAATACTTGTATGTGTATGTCCGGTTATAATGGGAATTGCGTTATATTATAACATAGAATGGTTGTCCCTGATATTTGGATTTTTGGCATGTATATTTATGTTTTTACATTCAAAAATAAAAAAAAATGTTGTAGACAAAGAAATAAGAATGAGGAAAATAAAAATAGTATTAGACTCTTTTCGTTGTTTCTTAAAGAACAAGAGAGATAATTTACCACGCTCTCCAAGCATAGATAGCGATGTGCGTTCCTGGTAAGGACGAAAGATGGGCGCAAGTCCCATGGGGAGCTTATCAAAGAAAGGTAAAAATACAATGAATGTAAAAGAATTGATAAAAGAACTTCAAAAATTCGATCAAGAATTAGAAGTATATGTTTGTGATGAAATAGAGGGTAATGATTGCGAGTTATCTTTCATCGAAATGGGTCAAGTATTCCCTAGCGTATATTATGGTCCTGATGGTACATCTTATACCAACGAAAACACAAAAGATGTCGTTATGATAAGATGGTGTGGTCCGAATTAAAGTGATTCTGCATATACTATAAAATAGAAATATAACTTATGCAACCCAAATGGTTAATAGAACGAGATGTATTTAATGAAGACTTATCATCTTTGATAGAAGAAATATGTCGTCAAGGATTTGAATATACATTATTGAAATGTGTTAATCTAGAACACAAGGATGGAATTTCTGATTGTAAATATGCAGATAATGATTGTGTTATTTTTTATGGATCTTTAAATCTGGCTGCAAGATTACAAAAAAAGAAACCGTGGATTCCTGGACCTTGGTGCAATTTCAAGAATTTTTATTGCTCAAAATATTATACTTATTTTGGAGAATATCTTTTTAATAAAGATTATATAATGCTGCCGATGAAAGAAGCGATAAGAAGAAAACATCAGTTGTGCCGTTTATTGGAAACGGATAATTTTTTTATAAGACCAGATAAGGGATCTAAATCATTTACTGGTTGTGTCGTAAATAGAGAAAAACTGACTCTAGATGAATTAGGGTTTGGATTTTATCATGAAGATGAAAATTTACTTGTCGTGGTGTCTGGAGCAAAAGATATAGAGAAAGAATGGAGATTTGTTGTTGCAGAAAAGAAAGTTATATCTGGAAGCTCATATAAAGAAATTTATTGTGGAGAATTGGAAGTATCAATCAATGAAGAATTATTAGAATGGTCTGGACAAAATTTAGATGCTAAAAATTTTGCTGAAGAAATAGCAAAAAACAAATGGGAGCCTGACAAACTATATACAATGGATATATGTCTATCTAATAATAGATTTTATCTATTAGAAATAAATTCTTTTTCTTGTTCAGATTTATATAATTGTGATATGAAGCCGATAGTGGAGATTGCATCCAAATTAGCTTTATCAGAATGGAAAGAATATAATGAAACCTAAATCAAAAAAAGAAGCATGGTTAATGAAACATCTTAAAGATCCTTGTGCTGGAGAAGAAGTATTGCAAAGAGATATACGGATAGCAAAGAGATTATGGAAAAGGAAAAGGAATAAGATGTTGAGAAAAACAAAATATAATAATAATGAAATCTTGTAAACGATCATTGAGAAGATACTATAAGCGAAAAATGAAGAAAAAAGCCATAAAATTATATGGTAGTTATCATAGAAAGGCAATATATTATGCAGATCATTTAGCAATATGTTCTTGTGCAATGTGTGGTAATCCTCGTAAATATTTTGGCAAAAAGACGATACAAGAGCGCAAATATTTGGAAGATGGCAAGCATGGTGCTTAACAAGTTTCGAACACTTGGCCAGCGTTAATTTCGTTGAGGGTTCAATTCCTTCATCTTCCGTTTTATTATTATGAATTGGAAAAAACACATTATGGATTTAGAAGCTGGCAATACAGTACAATGCAGACCAAAAGGTAATTCTATGTCGCCAAAGATAAATAGTGGAAATAAAATAACAATTTCTCCTTCAAAATCTTTTAAAAAAGGGGATATGGTATTTTGTAAAGTCAAAGGAAGATATTATATACATCTTATTAGTGCAGTAAATGGGCAAAGATATCAAATAAGTAATAATAAAGGTAAAATCAACGCTTGGATACATAAAAAAAATATTTTCGGCAAAGTGATAAAAATAGAAAAATGAATATTTATATCTATAATATAGTAGACTAATGCCCTTGGTCCTGTGTTGGCTACGGGAACGAGATTCTGATTCTCGGTGACGCAGGTTCGATTCCTGCAGGGGCAGTTAAAAATGTATTTATTGTTTATAACATATTACTATAATGTAATATAAAGCAATTATCATTAGATAGAAAGGGTTATTAAAATGGAAAAGATGGTTAATTATCGTAAAAAAACTGAATACATGACAGAAGACGGACGCAGGATAGAAGAATGGGCAAAAGTCGGGCAAGTAGAAATGGCCAGTGAGGAGGATAGAGAGTTTAAACAAGTTGCCCAAGATAATATTTATTATGGCGCTATTATTATGATGGTTATTCAGATGATTATTACAGAAGAAGGACCGCAATCAGTCCCAGTACCAAAAGAAATAAGATTTTCAATTCCAAACGCGAAAACAATAGATGAAGCATTTTCTCTATTTTATGAAACTGTAGAACAAGTTCAACAAGAGATTAAGAAGAATCAAGAAGAAGAGAAAAAAGAGCCAAAGATAGCTGTTGCTCCAGCAGATGCAATAAAACAGATCGACAATGCTGTAGAAAAAGGTGGACCTAATATTATACGAATTTAATGCCAGTCATGCTGGCTATTTTTATTTTATGGAGCATTATTATGTTAAATGAGTTTAAGACATGTGAGTTTCTTGATAGATTAGCCGAATTTATCACCAAGTTAGATATGCAAGAACAAGCAAATGAAGAATTACTATTTGTTTTATATAAATCTAATCATGAGTTTTCTAAAGAAAAACATTGTAAGATGTGTAAATTAGTTGAAGAAATAGATAGAGATATTAAAATATTACAACGAAGAGTAGACATCACTTCAACAAATATTTGCAAGTTTGATTTAGAGGATTATGTACCAGATGGTATTATAAAATATTATAAAAATATGAGATTGTTATGCAATGAATATCATAAAAAATGGTCATTGATTTATAACATGATTGATAAGGAAATAGCTCACAAAATTTCTCACTAAGTTATTTATTGCATCCACAACCTCTTCTTCTGAATTTTCTAGATTTTTTAGTATTGCCTGCAACTTTTGCATATTTTTTCATAGATATTTTTCGTTTAGTTTTTCGTTTTTTCCGAGACAATCTTTTATATTTGATCTTCATAGTATTAAAATATAATGTGTTATTTATAAAAACCTTTAATAAAATATTCAAAAACAGATTGTCCCTGCTATAATATAACATAAAGGGCGTGAGACGACTGCTGGTTGTGTCATATGAGTCTGTAAAACTCATCCCACAGGGTAAACATCACAGGTTCAATTCCTGTCGCGCCCATTTATCTGACAAGCACAGAAAATAAAGGAGATAGAATTATGGGAAAGAGAGTAAGGAAAAAAGACAATAGATTGAAAAAAACATATAATGTTATTGTCTTGGACAAAAGTGGCTCAATGGATTGCGTGAGGGAAGCAACAAGACTTGGTTTTAACGAATATGTCCAAGAAATGAAAAAAGTGGCGCAGAAGTATCCAGACCAAGAGTTTTATGCTTCTCTTGTAACATTCAATTCTGATGTTGATATAGTATTCTTCAATATTCCAGTTAATGAAGTTGATGAATTAAAACACGATGATTATGTACCACGAGGATCTACGGCTATGTGGGATGCGATTGGTGTTGCAATTAATGAAATGGAAAAAGATGTTAAAGATGAGTTGGCGGAAAATGATTTTGTCGATGCGAAAGTTATTGTTAATATCTTTACAGATGGTGTCGAAAATGCTTCTTCCTCAGAAAATCGCAAATTAGTTCCAAATAGAAAAAAGGAGTTAGAGAAAACAAATAACTGGGTATTTACATATATAGGAACAGAAATAGATGTGGATAAAGAAGCAAAAAGGATGGGCATAGCAAACTCCATAGGGTATAATAGAACGGCTGTTGGAACGAGATCTGCATTTAGAGGTAGTTCTATGGCGATGGATTCATTTGCGTCAAAAAGATGCAAAGGCTTAGGCGGGAAAGAATTGATGAGTAATTATTATACTGATCAAGATGGGGATGAAATAAAGCCAGAAGATATAGAAAAAACCATTATAGAGGAGGATAAAAATGAAGCCAAAGACCCCAAATAGTATTTTGAAGCATAGAGATAAATATATTGATGGATCATGGAGAGATTATTCATTACAGGAATTAGGTAATTTTGTTCATAATCTAGCCAAAAGATCTCAAAATCGAGCAAATCTTTATGGCAAAGAAAAAGATTTAGAAGACGCACAGAATTATTTAAATATGATGCAGGCTCATATAGATGAATATAAACTTGAGCTATTACAAGAAAGAGAATCTCCTGGCGAAGCAAAAGAAACAATAATATCTGATGCAGATGCAGCAATGAGTCGATGCGTATAAAGAATAGCATTGATATAGAAAAATCATTATATGGAAACGGCTACAATAGAAGTAATGATTAGTGGGGCCAGTTTGCGGCAACGCTTTCACAGATGCGACAAGGATTATATTCGCGATGTATGCCAGGGGCGGTGTTGCCAGAGCAAGGATGGCATTCTTGTAACTATACACATTAGCGAAAGGGATAGAATTGAATCACTTGGACCAACCGTACAAAATGGATTTATACAGGCAGATAAACGCGGTTTATGCCCATTCAAGACAGACGATGGATTCTGTTGTATACACAAGAAATGGAAGCCATTTGGCTGTCGTGCTAGTCCTTTTACGTTAAACAAGAATGGTACGCTGATAATTCGCAACAGATATCGACTTTTACGATGTTATGCATGCAAAGGCTCTCTACCAGCATACAAAGCTCACAGATGGAGTCTAGAGCAAATTTTTGGAGAGACAGAGGCAGAACGAATAGCAGGGTTGTCTGCAAATGGAGCGAATAAATTCCCAGCGCACATGCCAATAGTCCACTATTGGATGTTATTAGATAACGACGCGGCAAAACGAATGATTGCAACTAAAAAGTATGACTAAAACAGAGAAACAAGAACTTGAAGAACTGCGAAAGGCCACAGAATGCTTGCCACATGATGCAGAGGGCAATCTGCTTACGCCTGGCATGCACCGATGGGGACATCGTAGTGTCTATAGCCAGTATCCTGTTATTATTGATACATGTCAATTTGGGTATCATCCCGGTGTAGTGTATATGCATGCTCCTGAAGGAAGCGGAGCGTGGCCTGAATTTACATCTAATTTATACGGCACGAAAGAAGCTGCTGCAAATGCTCCAGTATTAAACCCATTTTTGTTGCGAAAAGATCACCCGAAATATCTTTCAGTCGAAGAGACAAGAAAAAAGCGAAAGGAAGTTGATAAAAAATCATGACAACACGCTTTAAAAAAGTATATTTAATGTGTCCTGTTCGAAAAGTATTACCAGAAGAAAAAATAAAAATTGATAAATATGTAGAAAAATTAGAAAAAGTTGAATATAAAGTTCATTATCCACCAAGAGATGTCGATCAAACTCAATCTGGTATGGAAATATTAAGTGCTCATAGACAAGCAATATTAGATTGCGACGAAATACACATATGGTGGGATAACAATAGCAAAGGTAGTCATTTCGACCTTGGTATGGCATTTATGTTGTGTCTTGTCTATACAGACCATCATATTAAATTTGTTATTGCAAATGATGTGCAAAAAACATCACATAAAAGTTTTGAAAATTTTATAATTGAATTGTCAATGACTGAAAAGAAAATAATCTAATTTACTTACCTTCTAACTCATTCGCATAATTTAACATGGCATCTCTATTTGCTTCCATCCTAGCTTTAATACCACGAATACCAAGAGCTACTGCATTGTTATAATCATATCTATTTAAATATTCTTTGGCGGCTTCTCTAAATTTTCCAGTATTGATTAATTTAATTGTTTTAGGACCAGTATCCCCTCTATATACAGAGTTTAATAAAGCTTGTTGTAAGTAATACGGATATGTATCAAATCTTGGGAATATAGATCTTGCTCTCCCCAAATGCTTTTCAATATCATATTCAGCTAATTGATATACTTGTTCGTCTGTCAATTGAGATTTGCCAGATACTATATCGTCGTAATTGATATTATCACCGAATAAACCAGTAAAAATATTCTCTGATTGAGGGGTGATCAAATGTCCAATTCCAATCGTTGCATTTCCTCTTCCATCATCATATACTTCGTTCCTAAAACCCTCATATTTTTTAATGTGATCAGAAAATTGTTTATAATCAAATTTCTCTTGAATTTTCTTCTGCAGTCGGTTTTCTAATTCTTTCTTTACAGCGATTTCGTCACCTTGTTCCTGTATATATAAATTTTTAAGGTCTTCATCAGACATATTCAAAAATATAAGCATAAATGGAAGAGACAAAGCGCCTATTCCAATTCCCTTAAAAAAGTTCTTCATATTCCATGATTTTTTATACCAGTTCATGATGTATTATGGAAATCTTTTCTATATATTCCGATATATTATTCGTGCTTTAAAGTAATAATCCTTTTGTCGAGGAATAGATACTATGATAAATGAAAGAAAAAGAAGAAAATTCAAATTGGATGACGAATTGAAAAAGTTGGCTATGGATTGGGCAGAAAAGACAGTTAATGAAATAGAAATAGCATTTGAAGATCCTTCTATTGCGGTAAAAGGAGAAACATGCAAAATATGCGAAGAACTTAAAGCATGGGGATGGTTTGAAAGAAGACCATTAGGTATTGCTAAGAATAATGATAACCAAGAAAAAGATAACACGATGATATATATCTATATGCTTGCGATGGAAAGATACAAAAAATTAAAGCACGAAAAAGACCACCCGCCAAAACCAAAATTATCCAAATGGGAAAAAGTAACAGGAAGAATGAATAAAAGTTAAGTCTTTAACTAAGTAATCCCATATTTATTTCTAATCTCCGAATCTATCTTTTATAAATTTATCTAGTGTTAATATGTGTGATTGATTAAAATAATCATGATTATATGTGTCGCAAATTTTCTTATAAAATTCAAATGCATGGTGATATTGTGATATATATGGAATGGTTGATATATATTTTATTCTATATTTCTTCCATTCTTGTATTACTTCGTCTAATGAAATACCTGGTAATTCTTTAACAGCGTCAATAACAAGGCAAACTTCATATCCTCTTTTTGCAAGCCCAACCATAGCCGCATTAACACAAATATTAGTTGCTACGCCAAATACAAATACGATAGATGGATTAACTATTTTTAAAATGTTGTTTGTATGTTTATTTCCTTGAAATACATCAAAATCGTCTTTGTAAATAATAATTTCACTTGCAAATTCTATAGCAATATCGTCAATAGTATTATAATACCAATCAATAATTATTGGATTAAATGGGTATACTTCGTCTATAAAATTCATACCGTCTGTATTATCCATACAATGTGGAAGAAAAGTACCATCTACTAAATTAGGATGATCTGATATTTCTTTCGAGCTTTTGTTATGCTTATCTCCTGTATAGATTATTGTCGCATAATTATTCATACCATTATCAATTTTAACCGCTAATTGAATTAAATTATTAAGAGCTGGTTTAATTTTTTCTGCACCTTTAACACTTAATGCCCCATCTTTATTGATAAAATCTTTTTGAGCATCGACACACATAAATAATATCTTTTCTTTATTCATTAATTTTCTCCTGAAAATTTTTATTTACCCAGATGATATTTATGAGAAAAATGTTTTTCTTTAAATAACTTTTCGTAATATTCTGCTAATCTTGGATATTTTATATTATCGACCTTTGCTTGTGTTAATATTACAACAAGCATGTCTCTTGCTCCGATTTGATAAAATATATTTTCTTTATTTTTTTTTCATTCATTTTCTCCTAAATTATAAAATATTATTTACTCAATTGATGTTTTACAATCCATTTCATTATTTTAATGGCTTCGGAATCTCCGCTTTCTTTTCCCTCTGCGTCACTTAACTTGACAACAGGAAATCCATTAACGCTCCAAAGTTTAATAACCATATTTAAAGATGGAGATTTATAGAAATCGTTTGTAAAATATGTTCCAATGCCAAACGCACATTTTATTCCCTGCTCTTCGCAGAAATATTTCAACTCTATTGCTTTATTCGTATCCAAACCATCGCTAAATATGATTGTTTTTGACATCGGATCTATCTTTTGTTTCTTATAATGTTTTATTATTTTATTTGTAAATTCAAATGGACACCCGGAATCATGTCGTACACCATCATACAACTTTGAAAACTTTTTATTAAAATCGCTCAAAAAACTATCAGTGCCATATGTATCTGTCAAAGCAATACCCAAATCTGCATTATATACTTTTACCCAATCTTCTAGCATGTAATAATTCGGTCTGTTCATACTTTTAAGAGTAGCCATACCTTGTACCCATTCATGTGCCATGGTGCCTATTGGTTTAATATTATACTTTCTGGCAAGAAATACATTACTTGTTCCGAGAAAGGAGCTTTCGTTGCGTAATGTGCTATGGACAAACGATTTTCCAATTTTTACAAAAGAATTTATAACAATATTATGATTACGAAAACTTCTTCTACGTCGTGTTCCAAAATCGGCATATTTTACACTATGTTTTTCTAAGGAATAGGCTTTTTTCTCTGCTGAATATATTTGTCCATCATGTGACCAATTTGTATCAACATATTTAAAATAAAGTTCTGAAATAAGTGCCATCAATGGCACTTCCCATAAAATTGCTTTATGCCACGGACCAAATATATCTAAATTCAAATTATTATCTTTGTCAAGAATAAACTGAACTTCAAGAGGATTAAATCGATAATTTTTTAAATATTCTATATAGGAAGGCTTTAAAAATGGACAAGCATTGTGTAAATATTCTGCTTCTTCATCTAGAAGATATAAATTTGGCATGTATTTATTTATTTGAACACGAAGGACTTCCACGAATAGTTGATTGAACTTATGCTTGCCTCTATTTGTAAATTTATAGGAAACGTATGCATCTGGATATAATTCTAATACAGCTTGTTGCATTGTTAGTTTATATAAATCAGTATCTAAAATACTATTAATCATAGGATGATTTTCTGATTCTTCTGCTTGAAAAATAATTTTCGTCGAACCTTGTTTCATAAAATTTTGTCTCCTATAATAAGTTGTGTTCTATACCTGCGATCTATTATAGGTAAAGCCAGCAGTTGAGTTCTAAGAGATATTTAAAAATTTGTAAAAGGAATAAAATGGATAATAAAAAATTGCAAAAGACATGGGAAAAATTTCAAAAAAACAAAGACAAAAAACAGTTGAAAAAATTGGTTGAATATTATTATGAGAACTTTGTTCTTAAAATAGCAAAAAGTCTTGAAAAAAGATTAAGGCACAAAATTGCCGTAGAAGAATTGGCATCGCATGGTGTTTCTGGGTTATATAAGGCAATAAAATCATATGATTCTTTTCGTGGTGTAAAATTTGAAACATATGCATATTCTAGGATCTGGGGATCTATGATAGATGGGCTACGCGAAGAAGATAGAGTTCCGCGTAGTGTTCGCATAAGACAAGCAAAAATAGAAAAAGCCAGACATAAACTTGAATTGAAATCTGGACATAAGGTAAGTGATCAAGAAGCTGTTCAACATGCAGGATTTGATATAGGCGAATATTATAAAAATAAAAGTAAATTTCATGCCACTTTTGGGACCAGTATAGAAACAAATACCAATGATATATGTACAGAAGATAATAAAAAAGATTTTAATAGATATTTAACTTCGAATGAATCTCCTGCGGATAGTTGTATTTTAAGAAAAGAATTTTTAAACAAATTGATTGGAAAAGATTTTACTCCTTTTGAAAGAAAAATAATTTATTATTATTATTATGAACAATTGTCGATGCGCGAGATAGCACGGGATTTAAATGTGTCGGAATCTCGTATCAGCCAGATACATCAATCTATCTTAGTGCGATTAAGGAACAGAATAGAGGTTAATCCTGATTATTTTGATAGTAATGTTTTGGAAATCATAGAAAGCGGTAAAAATAAAGATTCTTTATTATAATTTTTTATCACATTTTTAGCGCTTTGTGTCCTATAATGAATCATAAGAGCTAATAATCGATGTTGTATGTAAAAAATGATAGTTTAATAAGCCCTGGGATACACGCGATTGTTAATGAATCTAATACTACAGGCATAATGAGAAAAGGAGTATCTGATTTTATTAGATTAGCAGCGGGTGATAGTGTTGAAGAAGAATCTAAAAAAATCTGCTCAGATAATAAAATAAAAGAAGGTGATTTTTATATAACTAATTCTGGCAGATTAGAAAATTTGGGTATAAAAAGAATATACCATGCTGCGATATCAAAATATGGAATTTTAACTAGTATATATTTAATTTCTGATTCAATGAGAAAAATATTGCGAGATGCAAATGATGATAAAGAAATTGATTCTATATCTTTTCCTGGATTGGGAATAAATATAATAGATAGCGATGTTGTTGCCATGTATATGGCAAGGATAATGAGAAATTTTTGTGGAAATTTAGATATATTTGTTATGGATTTTAATAATAATTTTATAGAAGAAATTAAAAAGCATCTATTTCTAAAATAAGGAATGTTAAAATGAGTATTCAAGCTCTTTATGAACCAACATTGGTATTAAACAAAAGCTGGTCTGCGTTTAATATTGAAACAGCAAAAGAATCAATAGTAAGAGCATTTACTGGCACTGCTCATATTATAGATGAAAATTACACAAAATGTGATTGGAATAAATGGGTAAAAGAATCGCAAAAATATGATGATGATGAAAATTTCATACATACTAATAAATTAAAAATAAGAGTGCCAAAAGTTATTGTGCTTTCAAAATATAATCGTATTCCTAATATAAAAGTAAAACTTACTAGAAGAAATCTTTTAATTAGAGATAAACATAGATGCCAGTATACTGGTAAGAAAGTAACTATGAAAAATGCGACTATTGACCATGTATTTCCAAAAAGTCGTGGAGGAAAAACGACATGGGATAATGTTGTAATAGCTTCTTTTGAAGCAAATATCCAAAAAGGCAACAGAACTCCAGAAGAAGCAGGATTAAAATTAATACGTGAACCTAGAAAACCAGTATGGAATTTAATGTATGCAAAACATATATCAAAAATTCCTAAATTTTGGGAAAAATTTATTAACACCGATCAATGGAATGAAATAGGATATTGGGATGTAGAGTTAATTGATTAGGATAAAAATGATTATATGAGAAAGAGCGCACAATCGGCTATTGAATATTAATTCACTAGCCGATTTTATTATTATGATACGTAAAAGATTACGACATATCTCGGCTAAAAAGAAAAAAACTGTTAAACAATGGACTAATAAATTACAAAATCTGCCGTGTTTCATAACTGCATGTGGTCCGTCATTGGATAAAATGCCGATTGGAAGATTAGTAGATTTTTTTACAATAGGGATAAATAGTTCTTATCTTAAAATTGACCCCACCATATTGATTTGGCAAGATATAGAATTTTATTATATATCAAAAAGAGATTTGTCAAGATTAAATGCATTAAAATATTGTAGAGATACAGCAGATCCTACTGGAACTAATTATCTCTTTAGTCTATCTAACGGTGGATATGACATGCCAAAAGATCCATCTCGATTGCATGGGCGTGGTAATACGGGAGCATTGGCATTTCAACTCGCTTATGTTCTTGGATGTGATCCGATAATTCTTCTTGGCTTTGATTGTAAATATGAACATAACAGAGGCAAAGGATATAAAACAGATTTTTATGGAATCAACAAATTTCATAATAGAAATACACTTGAACATTGCAGAAACGCTCTTTTGTGGATTAAAAAATTTGACAAAAAAAGACAAATAATAAGTTATTCGAGAAATGATATTTTTGAAAAAAAATTTTCCTTAGAAACAATTATAGAAATGGTAGAAGGGAAGTATAATATGTTGGGACGTGACTATTTTATCGGTGAATTATTTGATAATTCGTTGAAGCAGAACGAAAGCAAGGAGATTAAAAAAGATGAACAAGATGAAACAAATCCGGATCGAGGCCCCGCCAGCAGTTAGAGGATATAGAAAACCCACTTCTGGTTCTGGATTCGATTTATTCAGAGACATAAAAAGACAACTCGAACGGCTTAAACTCGATAGTTTAACAGACGAAGAAAGAAATACAAAAATTATAAATGCCACGATTGGGCATTTTTCTAAGCTGTTTGAACGATTTAGTACATGGGAAGCAAGAATAGAGGGATTTCTTCATGATGTAGATTACGAAAATATAGTAGAATCAAAAAATGTATATGAAAATAATTTATTACAATTTTGCATGAGAGATTTTTTTGAGAAAAATGGTTATTACGCTGTACAAGAAATATCATCTGAATATTCTGATTTTAAAGGGCCTCAAAAGTCACGAGTAAAATGCAGCCAGACAGAAGAATTTGATGTCTATACTGATGCAACAATCTTTTATTATAATCCAGATAAAGATGCAAGATTGGTCATATCCCTAACATATGATCCCCATGGACATCATACTAATTATCTTATTGCATATGATGAAAAAAGCACTCATATATGGAAAGATTGGAATGATTTTGCGAAGGAAAATAATTTTTACAAAGGAAAGAAAATTGATGCTGTTTGCAACTTTTTGGAAATTGATAAAAATATATCATGGGATGATATTATATTGCCTGACGCAATTAGAGAAAATATAAGAAAAAATATAGAAAATACTTTTAGCTATGGAGATATATTTAAAAAGAATGAAATAACATTAAAAAGAGGCGTTATATTAGCTGGTAGTCCTGGGACCGGCAAAACTTTAATATGTAAAATTCTAGCAAAAACACTAAATGTTTCAGTTATATATGTGTTACCATCTCACATACATTGTATACCAGATATAAGCAGAGTTTGTGATATGGCTCAAGAATTAGCACCGTCATTGTTAATTATGGAAGATATAGATTGGTTAGCAACAAATAGAAATATTGCTGGCCCAAATGCGATGACAGTTGAACTAATGAATAAATTGGATGGAATAGAAAATTTTGAAGGCGTAGTTACATTAGCTACAACTAATATGCCAGAGAAAGTTGAAGAAGCAATTAAAAATAGACCAGGGCGATTTGATAGAGTTATACAAGTTAATGGACCGGATGAAGTATGTATAAAGAAAATGCTAATAAGATTTACTAGAAATTTTATTTTAGATAAGAATATAGATCTTAATAAATTGACAAAATCTTGTAAAGATATAGGTAAGGATATGAGCGGGGCATATATAAAAAATTTATGCGATACTGCTGCAGCATGCGCTGTGGATGACGGTAGCATTGACAAAAAAAGTAAGATTATTATACTGAGAAAACACTTTCGCGAAGCGATGAAAGAGATAAAAGACAAAGATTTTTCTCAATTGGTGCCTAATGCTCCATTGGGATTTACTAAAGATGTAGAAGAAGATTTTTAGTAATCTAAAAAAAAATATTGTTATAACTAATACGATAACATTGTCTTATGATTTTTTTAAAAACAGACGGGGATTCTTAGGGAGGAAACTACCACACTTTTTGTGAAATCCTTTGAAACAATTCAATACTTTTTATCCATGGAGAAAATTAATGGAACAAACTTATTCATATGATGAGGCGTTTTCTGCCTCTTTAGAGTATTTTAATGGAAATGAGTTGGCTACTAATGTATTTGTATCAAAATATGCACTAAGAAATCAAGATGGATATTTTGAAAAAACACCAGAAGATATGCATAGAAGAATAGCAAAGCAACTTGCTAGAATTGAGAAGAAGAGATATAAAGATACGACTATCAAGCCATTTACAGAAGAAGAGATTTTTGGATTTTTGGATAAATTCAAAAAAATCATTCCACAAGGATCACCTATGTATGCAATTGGCAACGACAAACAATATGTGTCTCACGCCAATTGTTTTACTATACCAGGACCGGAAGATAGTTATGGTGGAATATGCAGGACAGATGAAGAAATAGCGCAAATTAGTAAGCGAAGAGGCGGTGTAGGATTTGACATATCGAAACTAAGACCGAATAAAACCCCAACCACGAATTCATCAAGAACGTCCACTGGAATTATACCATTCATGTCAAGATATTCTAATACTACAAGAGAGGTAGGTCAAGACGGAAGACGTGGGGCTAGTCTTATATCAATTTCTATTCATCATCCAGAATCAGTCATTCTATGGGATGAAAAAATAGATGGGAAGCCGTATGGTATATATATAAATAATAAAGAATTTGGTCAATTCACTATATCTTCTGAATGGTTTAATCCCCAAAAAATAGATTTTGTTACTTCTAAATATGATCCAACCAAAGTTACAGGAGCGAACATATCAGTTAAAATAACAGATGAATTTATGAATGCAGTTAGCAAAAACAAAATGTATCAGCAACGATGGCCAGTGGATTCTGATGATCCAAAAATATCTAAAGAAGTAGATGCAAAAAAGGCGTGGATGAAAATAATTCATAGTGCATGGCGTGTAGCAGAACCAGGATTGTTAATGTGGGATAATATTTTGAGAGAAAGCATTGCGAATTGTTATAAAGATTTTGGATTTGAAACAATTTGTGTAAATCCGTGTAGCGAATTAATATTGGGAGCATACGGATCATGTATTTTATTATTATTAAACTTATTTGGATTTGTGAAAAATCCTTATACTGAAGATGCTTATTTCGATTACGAAGAATTTTATGAATACACAAAAATAGCACAAAGATTAGCAGATGATTTGATTGATTTAGAAGAAGAAGTTGTCAAAAAAATTATAAGAAAAATAAAAAGCGATCCAGAAAGCGATTTCATAAAGTCAAGGGAATTGCATTTATGGAAAGAAATTTTAATAACATTGAAAAAGGGGCGAAGAACTGGTACTGGCACCACAGCGCTAGCTGATACGTTAGCTGCATTAAATATTAAATATGGATCTAATAAAGGTATAAAAACAGCAGAAAGAATTTTTAGAACTTTTAAATTCGCTGCATATAAGTCATCGATTAAATTAGCGAAAGTGCTTGGGCCATTTCCTATTTGGGATCACGATATAGAAAAAGATAATCCATTTTTAAATAGATTTAAAGACGAAGAAGTTAAATTAAATAAAAATAAAGTTATAAAGGGTGAAAATGTCTATAAAAGCATGAAAAAATATGGTCGTCGCAATATAGCTTTATTGACATTATCGCCAGCAGGAAGCGTATCATTGTTAGCAGCATTAATGAATAGTTTTGGTACATCATCTGGTATAGAACCTGAATACTCTATAAAACCATTTAAGAGAAGAAAGAAGATAAATGCAAATGATAGCGATGCCAGGATAGATTTTATAGATCAGAATGGAGATAAGTGGCAAGAGTTTGATATGTATCCTGCTTGTTTTACAGAGTGGATGGAAGCAACAAATAATTCTGATTTATCACAATCACCGTTTTATAACAATTGTGCTGAAGATTTGGATTGGAATATGAGAGTAAAATTGCAGGCGACTATACAAAAACACATATGTCATAGTATTTCTAGCACAATAAATCTTCCGCATGATGTTTCAGTAGAAAAAGTCGCAGAGATTTATGAAACAGCATATGAAGCTGGTTGCAAAGGAATTACTGTTTATCGCGATGGGTGCAGAAGTGGAGTTCTTATAAAACAAGAAGGTAATATTGCTAATGAAAATCAAATACAAAAAAGCCATTCCCCAAAAAGACCGAGAGAGATGGAATGTGATGTTCATCATATAACAGTAAAAGGAGAAAAATATTTCGTTGCAGTTGGAATATTTGGGAATAATAAAGATCCATATGAAGTATTTGCTGGCAAAAATGGAGCCATACCGCTGAAGGCAAAGAAGGGAATAATAAAAAAAATTAAGAGAAGTGTTTATAATTTAATATTTGAAGACAAATCGGTCATTGAGTCTATAATACAATATGAGAACCCAGAAGAAGAAGTATTAACGAGAATGATTTCGACTGCTCTTAGGCATGGTACAGATATTGAATTTATAGTACATCAATTGGAAAAAACAAAAGGTGAGTTGACGTGTTTTGCAAAAAGCATTGCGAGGGCATTAAAGAAATATATTGTAGATGGCACAGAGATTAAAGGAGAGGAATGTGAAAGATGCGGTGGAAAATTAATAAGAGAAAGTGGATGTGTGATGTGTTCTGGCTGTGGCTGGCAAAAATGCTAAATATATAATAAGGAGAATACAATATGAAAAAAATTGCAATGTCGATATTTTTTGCAATAATGCTTTTGCAAATGGGATGTGTTCGTCAAAAAGCACCATCATTTTCTTCTATGCTAAATTCAAGTGTTGGGATCGAAGTTGGTGATATCGGATACGCGAGTGGTATAATAATAAAAGTAAATAAAAATTTTCTTCCAGAAGAAAATGAAGTATTTGTAATTACTGCATTTCATGTTGCAAGCCAATTAGCCAAAACCACTAAACTAATGAATGTTATTTTCTATAAATACGATCATGGTGGTAATCTTATGGGACACACAAAGATAACGGCATTTGTCGTAGCTGGCAGTGAATATCTTGATATCGCTGTTTTATGGCTATCTGTTCCTAAAAAAGTTAAGTTAACTTCTGTGGTTTTTTCAAATGGTATGCTCAATAGTATCGGCAGTAAATTATATGCTTGTGCCAGACCTGGTAAATATAGACCAATTATAAATGAAGGTATTTTGGGGGCATGGCATCGCCTGACCTTATTCGGTCCATTACATGGTATATTTACCGGTGGAGTTTCTTTCGGATCCAGTGGTGGCGGTATTTTTGACAAAGAAGGTAAATGTATTGGGATCGTTACAGGAGTATTAGGGTGTAAAGTTTTAGCTAAAGCAAAAGATAATAAATATTATTTTAAGAAAGTATATTTTAATTATTGCGGAGCATTTATTCCAATTAATAAGAAAGTAATTAATAAAATTGTAGGTGAAGGGATAATAAAATAGAAAAAAGGAGACAAGATGGTAGTAAAAGTAAAGAAACTTCATAAAGATGCCATTATGCCTAAATATCAGACACCAGGGTCAGCAGGTTTTGACGTACATGCATTGGTTAAAAAAAATTATAAAGATAGTTATAACTATGGTCTTAAACATAATGCTGGATTCAATGGTGAGGATATTCTCGTTAGTCAACCTGGAGACAATTGTGAAGATATAGTAGTGGTTGTGCTGCCCCAAGATCAATTTATAGTTAGAACCGGTTTATCATTTGTTGTCCCCGATGGCTATGAAATGCAAATAAGGCCACGGAGTGGTTTAGCCGTAAAACATAAAATTACTATTACAAATTCTCCTGGCACTTTAGATAGTTCGTATCGAGGGGAACTTATGGTGATTTTATTCAATCTTAGACGCGAAGCATTTATTATTCATCATGGAGACAGAATAGCTCAATGCGTTATAAATAAAATTGAACAAGTAAAATTAAAAGAAGTCGAAGAATTTTCTGAGGAAGATATGAAAAAAGATAGGGGTGGAGGATTAGGAAGTACTGGTATTAAATAACAATTAAATACGGTTGGCTTTGTAAAGGTTTCCCAGGTTATTTTACGAAATAATATATAGAATAACTTGGGAATTTTTACAGATATGGCAATTACGGTCAATAACGTACTTTTTGTTTATAGAATGGGGGATGCAGATAGCATAGAAGTCTCTGCACATTATATGAACGAACGAGGTATCCCTGGGGCTCAAGTAATACCAATAACTTGTTCAAATGTAGAGATACTTCCAGATTATAACACATTCAGAACTGAGGTCGAGGACCAAGTACTCGCAGCAATAGCAGGATTTCTAACAGTTGACATTTATGTTATTATACTTGGCTACAATGTTCCTGGTGGTTTTTATGATGGTAATGATGTAATTTCGTCTGTATCACGTATGATGAGGGCTGGTCATACATATAGTAAACAAGAAAGAAATTATCTTTTTAAACACAAAACAGGCACATTATATGAGGCCAGCGATGTTAATTATGGATATATAGTTTCTAGAATTGACGCTCCGACAGTTGACGACGCAAAAAACATTATAGATAGATCTACAAACTTAATAAGGCAAAGATATGTAAACGGTGAATTATACATAGATCCATATTTTGACATCGGCAGTAGTGGTTACAACGATTATAGAAACACTTTATTACAATTTGCTGCTGGTACTGCTTCAAAAATGAACATGCCATTGCGCATGACTGTTTTTCAAGATCCATATTCAGAATCTGTGTTTCCATATTTAGAAAATGATAGCTTCTATTGGGGTGGATTATCTGATTATGCAACATCATCATGGTTTGAAGATACAAGTGCAACACGAGTATTTTTTTATAACGCAGATGCTGATCCAGCATTTACGATGAAAACATTTGGCGGGACAGATTGGGTTCCAGAAGCAATACAAAACGGATATTGTAGTGCTGCTGGATCTATGTCTTTAGAATCTCCAAATAATTTTCTTGATCCAGATGCATTTTTTGCTACATTATCGAACGAAGGCACATTAGGCGAAGCCTTTCTATTTAGTTTGCCATCTTTAAATAGCCAGCTTACTTTAATAGGTGATCCACTAATAACTATGAAATTTCCGGAGTCGTCAAGGAAAGTTGACAGAATTGACAATATCTTTTGTAGCTATTTCGAGGGAACTGAAGCCCCGTATATGATTAAAATAGCTATAGGTGGAATCGTAATATCTGATCATTGTTTTACAGAACCAATAACAAATGACAGAATTAAGTTGGTATCAATTAACTCAGATATAAACAAGATTCATTATTTGATATCAACAGGAGATTGTACGTGGAGTAAAATTATACCAAACGCAATAACAGTCATGAGATGGTTCGATCCAATTTCAGAACTAAATCCGTGTGATGTCCTTCCTAGTGGAGCAGAAGGTTCAATAATATCTTATGACATTGTTATCATTGCTACTATTAGCAAACCATCGCCATCTAGTGGAGCATATACATATTCTGTAAATATAGAAGACGCGAATGGATATATTTCTCTGTTTAGTGGAAATGTTGAATATGTTATTGGCGATGAATTACAAGGTCTAATCGTTTTCAATAATTACGATGGAGTCTCAATCGATACAAGTCAGTTAATCATGGGTAAAAAAGGTGATCTAAACAATAGAAGAATATACTATATCAACGATTATGGAAGCATGATACATTCTCAGAACATTACGTTGCAACAAGAAATTCCATCGATAAATGAAAGTTATGCATGGAATCAATCAAGTATAAACTTATCAAAAGCGATTGCATATTTTACTAATAAAACAGAAGAGACAGAAGCAATAAGGAACAGAATAGTAATGAGTACAGATATACCAACAGAAGTTGATCTTCTGGATCTAAGTCAAAATCTTTTATTACAAAATACGGAAGAAATAAAAAAATCCGTATTTACTAAAGCCGTTAATGCTTTATTTTCATATGCAAAAAAAAGATTTGTTAATGAATTTCTGGATGAAACACAAATTGACAGAGACGAAATAACTATGAATGAATTTTTAGCAATGACGGGTTATAAAATCAGCAGACAATTATTAGACGTATCTAGTTTAGAAGAAGATATTAATCGCATGCATTTATACGATGAAGGATGGTGGCCATATGAAATTCAAATAACAGATTATCGTTATAATACAAATCTATATCACTTCGAATTAGATGTGGCTATTGATAGTAATTTTTCGACTATTGTATTGTCATTTGATAGTTCAGACAATGCTTCTGGATGGTATTATCAAAAAATGGAGGATAAATATGGAAATACTGTGTATGAAGCATTACCAGATGAAGGTATTAGAATTATGGATATGGGCGGAGATAAAATGATAAAGTATACATCTATAAATGGATTTTTAGATGAAAATTCTGAATATTTAAATAGGGGCGAAATATACTATTTTAGATTTAGGCAAAAAACACAAACAATGACTTATCCATATACGACATCATCTGATGTGATATGGACATAGGAAATTATTATGATCAGTGCTAGTGATTATAAATATATAAGTGATAGGATATCGGATAACCATGAATCAAATTATTTGATTAGAGATGAATTGTTTAGTATTATAAATAATTTGTCTGGGATAACTGCAACGACTGAATTTGATTTTACGCCAGAAATTCTTGAATCAGAAATTGCCGATATAGCATATTTATATATTGTACAAAAGAGAATTGATGTATCACAATATGCAGTAGATCTAGTAGAAATGTTACAGAAACATGTAACAACTCATTATGGTTCAGTGAATGGGTTTCTAGATAATTATGGCATACAGGTAAAACAGTATTTTGCAGAATTGTCAACAAGGGCTGGGTATGTGATCAATCCAGGTAATATAGAGTAATGCCAAAGAAACAATATACGACATTAAGTGATGTGCTAAACATACATAAAGGCGATTTTAATAACAGCATGGTAAGCAATAAGTACATTCCTAATGTTATTGAATTTTGTGAAAGTCCAGAATATTTAGGTCTCAAAAAATATGATTCCGAAGGGAATATAATTTTTGATCTGTATCCCATGCAGCGTATTATTTTGAAAATATTTTATCGAGGCTCTATTGGCAACGAAACATTAGAATTAACAGAAGAAGAAATACAATTATGTAAGGAATGCGGTCTTGATACTAATGAATATGGGGATGCTCTTGATAAATATTACACTGACAATGTATTTAGAGAATTAGTTTTAGTATGGGGAAGACGATCAGGTAAGACATTCTTATTCTCTATCATAGCTTTATACGAAGCAATGCGACTACTTGAAATTTCCGGTGGTGATCCATATAAGTTTTATAATTTAGGAAGTGGAGCAGAAATATCAATTTTGACCGTTGCTATGTCATCAGACCAGGCTCGTCTTGCTTTCCGCGAAATCAGCGAAAAACTTCTTAATAGCAAATATTTTTCTGATAAATTTAAAGCAGAAGGCATAGGTTCTGATTATATTTATTTATTGACACCACAAGACAGAAAAGATAATCAAAAAAGAAAAAAGAAAAAAGTATCAGAAAAAAAAGGTTCTATAAAGATAGAAGTCGGTCATAGCAATTCGAGTACGCTTCGTGGCAAATCTATATTTGTATTATTATTTGATGAAATCGCATCATATACATCAATAAGCGGGTCATCATCTGATGAAAATCTATATACAGCATTGGAACCATCAGTAAATACATTTTTTAGAACAATAGTCGAAAAAGACGAAAACGGAGACAAAAAAGAAAGAAAAATATTTGACGGCAAAATAGTATGTATTTCGTCCCCGATGGGAAAAGAAGGAAAACTATATCGCTTATATAATGAATCGCCAGATAAAAATAATAGAGTATCATGTAGATTACCAACATGGAAAGTAACCCCATCTTTGACAAAACAGGATTTAAGAGAAACTTCTGACTTGTCTGATGAAAGATTCATGCAAGAATATGGAGCAGAATTTTCTGGTTTAGCAGGACGCAGCTTTTTTCCGTTAGGATGTATAGAAAAAATGGCTAGTCAGGGACGTGGAAAAAAATTTGTAGACATCGGGCGACCAGGTATTATTTATTTTGCTCATTTAGATCCAGCGAGTACAAGCCATAATTATGCATTAGTCATAGTCCATAAGGAAACTTTTTTAAATAAAGACACAAAATCAGTAGATTATAGAATTGTTGTAGATCATATTAAATACTGGCAACCATCCATCGGAAAACCAATTAAGACTGACGAAGTAGATGAATATGTTATTTCTCTCAGAAATAAATTCTTTTTTGGAATGGTAACATATGATCAATGGAATAGTACCGATAGTATCGAAAAATTGAAGAAATTCGGGATCCCATCAAAATGTACCAAATTTAATAATAAATACATTATGACCATTTATGACGAATTATATAATCTTATTATCGGTGAAAAATTAGTTATGCCATACCATGATCTTTTAATTAAAGAATTAAAAAATTTGCAAAGAAAACCAACTTTAAATGGATATAGACGATTACCAAAACCAGATGGACCTGTTGATACTGATGATATATGTGTACACCCGGATACTATTATTTTTACTGAAGATGGCCCTAAAAAAATTGTCGATGTTTTTCCTGGGGAGAAAGTCTTAACGCATAAGGGAAAATTCAAAAAAATTACAGACAAATCATGTCATTTTCCAAAGGCAAAACAAAAAATCTATAATCTACAACCTTACTATGGTTTTTCTTTGATTGCTACTGATAATCATCAAGTCGAAATTCTGAGGAATGGAGAAAAAAAATGGGAGTCGATACAAAACATAAATGTAAAAACAGATAAAGTAATAAAAACTTTTAATAAAGAACAAAAAGATTTTTATTTGGATCTAATCGATTTTGTAGATACAGAAAACAGAAAACATCAAAAATGTGATGATTGGCTAAAGATAGCCCATATAAGATGTAAAAATGCTAATGGCAAATGGCATAAAAGAATTATAACACCTTCTTATAATCTAGGATATATATATGGACTTTTTATAGCAGAAGGTTCTATCGGAGATCATAGTATAAATTTTGCGGGGAATATAGAAGAACCCGACATATACAATAAAATAAAACAAATATCCAATGATGAGTTTGGGATTGATGCCACGAAAAGATATCTATCTGATACACAAAGTAAAGGAATAAACTATTACATAAATAGTCAAATTCTTAAAAATATGTTTATATATTTGTTCAAAAGAAAAAAAGCTACAGATAAATATATACCTAATATGTTTATGGTTGCTAAGCATAATTTTCAAAAAGGATTATTAAATGGCATGTTTGATGGCGATGGCTCTCATAATGAATCTTGTATAAGTTTTACAACTACATCTGAATATTTGGCGCATCAAATACAACAGATACTTTTAAGATTTAAGGTTATTTCAAGTATTAGCTGTTCGAAAAGAAAAAACAAAATCATAAGAATACGTGGAAGATTAGCAAAACATAATTCTGATTTATATAATGTTAGAATAACTGATGCTAAATCGTTTAATATATTGTCTAATATTTTTAATCTAGATTTACGAAAGAAACAAAGCAAATATCATAAACCACGATATATCTTTTTTAATAATTATGTAGCTTGTAACATTAAAAAATTAGAGATATCAAATTATAGAAATTTCGTGGTTAATTTAGCCGTACAGAGAAATAATTCCTATGTATCCGGAAGTATAAATTCTCATAATTGTGACGCATTAGCTGGTGCATGCTATAATGTAATTAATATGACAGCAAATTCTTTTCCACGCGGAAAATTAGTTAATATCGGTGTCTCTCCGATGTCAAATAGCAGAATGTGGCGATCAATGTCTGGACAACTTGGATATGGTACAGGACAGCAAGTATCTGCTGCATTGGAAAGAATTCGTTCTTGGCCAGATTCACAAAGAAGGTAATTTAAAGCAAATTATGATATATAATATTAGTGTATGTTTATAGATATGGTATATTCATAATAGATTTATGGAGAATAAAAATGTCAAAATTTAATCTGAAAAAGCATTCTGTAAAAACAGTTGTAAAACCATATGAAAAAAGGCTAGATGATAACGACAAGAAAGTTGGAATAGAACAAGTAGAAAACAAAATATATGACAAATTATTGCATGACGATAGAAAAAATGAAGACGATAATAGAATCTATGAAAAACAATTGGAGAACGCCAGAACATATTCTCCACATAAAAATACAGAAGGCCAATTCAAAGATAATGAACAAAAATATCATGGGGCAGAAGGCGCTCCATTAATGGATATGTTCAAAAAAACAGAACAAGATGAGATTGATGAATTTGTAAAAGCTGACAACTCTGATAAAAGAGAAAAAAGATTTTGGGAAGGTTACGTTGGAACTCAAATTCCAAAAGACCAAGTAACGAAAATAGTTGATAATGATCAACCAAGTCAAATTCTTTCGAATTTTGACAATAGAGAAGAATTTAGGGCTGAGAATCCAGCTATAAGTCCAAAAGTTGAAGAAATTATGAATTCTATAAAAGATGCAGATGCCATGTTATATCATATCCATAGAACTGCGAAATCAGAATTAAGGTCTTTAAGTGAGCAGGAAGAAAAAGCCATAAAAGAAATTGACTCCGGTAAAACAGAATTACTAAAAGCCCTTTCTGTTAATCTCGCTTCTACAGAAAACAATGAAGACAATACAGACTAAAAAAGCAAAAAATATTGTACTTGCTATTAGAGGCAATATAGAAAGAATGAATTTGCCACAAAATCCTTATGATCATTCTGAACCCGGTCTTGAACAAAATAGTACAGGTATAACATATAGAGTAAGAGCAGGAGATATGGGGAGTGGATCAGCATCGATGGGTGGGACAACAGCGAGAAAAGGATATCCGCGTGGGTTTAGCTCTAAATCTGATCAATTTAATAGACAAAGAAAGAGAGATATTCCAAAATATGATTCTATGTTTGTCGGTGATCACGATGAAACAATGAAAGGAACAGGAACTGGTCTTGATCCAGACAAACAAGAATTTACAGATTATAGGGATAAAATTCCGACTGATAAAGAGGTATTCGGCGATGATCCACGCGGCGTACATAATATGAATGATAATTTAGGAGAAAAAGTTAGAAACAGGGCACATAAAAATTTATTTATGAAGTTAAAAAACAGAGTGAAAGGAGTATATAATGGCTAATCATGTATTAAAGGTAAATGACGATTTTCGAGGCGAATTAGTTCTTCAAATGTTAGGAAATAGAACTTTAAAGGCTGGTATGACTATTATATTGTCAGACGAAGATTTTCAGCATTCATCTATCAAGGTCTGTTTGGCAAAACAATTACTAACAGAAGAAAAAACAGATGAAGAAGCAGAAGAAATTGAAATAGAAGTAGAATTAGATGATAATGATGATGATGAACTCGAACTCAAACCGACTGAATCAAAAGATATAGATCCTTCGGATTATGACACACCAACTACTCCCGTTGTCTGGGACGGAAATGAGAAAAAATTATTGGATGCAAGAACAGAAGGTGCCAAGAAAGCGTTACAACAATTGAATAGTTCTAAATTAGATGTATTACAAGGTGATGACATAGATTTTGATAAAGTCGATGACAAAAAGTCTGAAAAAACCGCGAAACGAAGAGGTCGCCCACCAAAAAATAAGTCTGCAGCAAAAGGCAAAGACAAAAAATCAACCAAGAAAGGCAAAAAGAAAACCACGAAGAAGGTTGCTAAAAAATCTTTGCCGATGCCAAAAGTAATTTATGATAAGAAAGAAGAAACTGTTAGTTTTGTTGACGAAGAACAGAAGGTAGAGAGAATCAAAAAGCATCCTATTTTGAAGAAAAAATTGGCTGGCATTAATGAGGAAGTGGGGTAATGAAAGTCCTTAAATCCAAAAAAGCAAAAAGAAGAAACAAAAAATCTTTGAAAAGACACTGGAGCTTACTTGAACCATTTGACCATGTTACATTAATGCTTGCTAATATGGATTTTGGACCGTTACATAAAGAAGCTGCTAGATTGAAAAAAGAAAAACTAAAAGGCAAACTAAAACAAACAGATGATGATTTCGTATATATCGATATTAACGATAGTATTATACATGGACTTTTTCCGTTGATAGATAAAGATGATAATGCAAAAGAACCACCATATTTTGGTAAGGGTGATGATAAAATAGGCGCTCATATTTCTGCTATTTCTAACGAAGAAATAACAGATGATATAAAAATTGATGAAATTGGGAAAGAGATTGAATTCGGATTAAAGGAAATGTATTCTACAAATCCTGCTAGTTGGGATGAGGTAAACAGAGTATGGTTTGTTGCCGTAGATGTACCAGAAATTAAAAAAATAAGAAAGAAATATAATCTGCCACCAACTTATTTGGATAAAGGACATGATTTTCACATAACGATTGGTATCAGGGAAGCAAAAATTGACACTCAGATAAAAATGGCAGAGTTAATGCCAACAGAAAACGAAAGATTTGTAAATTTATATAAAATTCATGGATTTAATAAGGATGGGGAACCCATAAATTTACATCAGAATAAAAGTAAAAAAGAAAGAGAGAAAGAAAGGAAACGATGGAAGGAACAAGAATACGAACATATGCCAGCATAAACAAATTATGGAAAATACATGGGACATACTTGTTAAAGAACTTGCCATACATGGTATCAAGTTAATTGATTCTGGCACATGTTCTATCCTATACGATAAAAAATTTATAAAACTACCGATTAGAAATATTCTTGGTAGTATTAAAAAAAGAACAATCCATAATGGAAAAATTTTTGAAGAGTTGTGGGTTGAACTTTTGAATTTATTAGAAAGCGAACAACCGGTTTATGAAAAACCGCCATTGGACGATATAACTATTAGATTATTTATAAATACCATAAAAGATCTATTAAATTTTGCATCGTTTTTAACAAAAAATTTTGATTTCGAGAACGAGGAACTAGAAAACAAAGTTACACAAACAATTAGAGAATCTCTTAACAAAGATTATACCCAATTTTCAATAGATGTTATTCTACTCGTTCCAGATTACAAAATAGGTTTAGACTGGGTATTTAGAAACATATCAAGATTGGCATATCTTAGATCTATGCTAAATTTTATTAGATTTGGTTATAAAAGAATTTCCGACATTCCTATCAAAACAGCTAGGGGTATTTCTGGTCCATGGGCTAATCTTGATCTGCCTATATTAGAAAGAAGATATCCATGGTCCGATATTGCAGAAGAAATGACTGGGCGAGAAAGAGATAAAAAGCATCAACGAAGATATAGACAAGGATTTTATAATTATAATGATCCATATGGGCGAGTCGGCGAAGGGCATTATTGGAGGGAAATGAGAAACGAACCCTTTAGCTGGACGTCAAAAAATTATGATTCTCCATATCCAAGCAGGCACACACTTTCCAAATGGGTATAACGAAATTTGGCAATAGACTTGTTATCTGAATTGTAAAACATATCTGAAAAAAAAATTACTTTTTTAATACAAAAAATAGTCTAATTTTCCCGATACGATAATAAGAAACTTATTATATATTGAAGAGGTATAATGAAATTAAAAGAGAATAATTTTTATGATCCCGAAATTGCTTATGATCCGTCTGACTATGTAAAATGTCTTTTTTGCGAAAAAACTTTTATATCATCAGCAAAACATAGAAAATATTGTTCTAATCAATGCTATAAAAACGGTATTAAAAAAAGGCAAAACGAAAAACAGCATGAGAGATATGTGAAAAGTTTAATTTGCCGACATTGCAAAAAACAATGCAAATATGATCAAAGATATGTAGCTCAATGTTGTTTGGATGAAGAATGCATACAAAAAGAAAAAATAAGACGTAGGCGAATATCATTAAAAAAGTATTATAACAAACATTTCAAAAAACCAAATAAAAAGAAAAATCGTCAAAATGCGAAACAATATAGGAAGAGACATAAGAATAAAATTAATCTAAAAGATAGATTTAGAAGTAAAATAAAACGTAATTGGATCATAAAATATAAACAAAAATTAAAATGCGAAAAATGCGGGGAAGATAGATTTTATTGTTTAGATTTTCATCATAAAAATACTGAGAATAAAAACGAATCTATATATCATTTGATTAGTCAAAAATATGGAACAAATAAAATTCTAAATGAAATAAGAAAATATATTGTCCTTTGCAAGAATTGTCATGCCGAAAGTCATTTTTTGCAAAATAATGATCAAATGCAGGAAGGAATAGACAGATGACTTTTGGCAAATAAAAGAGACATATACTTTCTAGATGGCCATAACAAGGAATAAACTAAAAATATAAGAAATATATTATTCCAGGAGAGTGATGTGTTTAAAATTTTTATATTAGAAGATAATAAAGACAGAATTAAATGGTTTAGAAAAACCTTTAAAAATGATTATATCTTTGTCACTGACAACATAGAAGAAGCGATACGACATATAAGTAAAAGACGATTTGACTTAATTTTTTTAGATAGAGACTTAGAAAAAAAAGACCAACATGGAGAGCATCTGGCAAAAGAAATGAAATACCAAAAAATGGCCTTATTAACTCCGATAATATTACATTCTAAGAATCCAAGAGGAAGAAGAAGAATGTTGAGACATTTAATTAAATATAAGAAAAAAGTATATATGATGATATATACTGAGTTAAAAAAATATTCTGCCGAAGAAATCTATAACCTGGCTGGATTATATAATAATTATAGTAGAAAAAAACAAATAAAAAAGAAAAGAATTTATCGATGCGTTGCAAGGTATAAAAAAAGGAGAATACACTTTAGAGTTTCTTTCAAGGCAAGAAAAAAACAATTATGATTAAAATATTTATATTAGAAGATGATATAAAACGATTAGAATGGTTTAAAAACATTTTTAATGATGCTAATATTCATATTGCAACAGAAATCGATGATGCATGTGATAAATTAAAAAAAGAAAAATATGATTTAATTTTTTTAGATAGGGATCTCGGCAATCCTAATCAAAATGGCGAAGATGTTGCATGGGAGATGTATCAAGATAAAATTGCACAACAAACACCAGTTATAATACACTCGATGGATTCTAGGGGACAAAGAATTCTTGGTAAATATTTAAACAAATATAAAAAAAATGTTTTTAATATAAAATTTACTGATCTTAGAAAATATTCCAAAAATAATATATATAAGATTACTGGCTTAAAATTTGATGAAACAAAAGATGTTAAAGAAAACCAAACGTCGATGCTGGATTTTTTAATTGATAACTTATCTTCTATGCATGGTAAAAATAGTAGGAGAGAAAAAGCAGCACAATCATTATATAAAATTTGGCAGAGCAAACAAAACAAAATTCATAACAATGTTTATAGAAAACCGTTATCTGTTGATTTGAAAGATGTAGATGATATGGAAGAAGAAGGTTTTATTCATCGTATTGGCGATAACATAGCAATCACACAAAAAGGGTCGTCTATATTAAAAGTTATGATATTAGGTGACAATCGTTGTGCATTTGGAAAAAACGACAATGAATCAGTTGATTTAAAATCTGCTGAAGAAAGTGCAAACAAGAAAAAGTCTTCTAAAGTTAGCCATAGTTGCCATGAGAAATCTTGGTGGAATAATATTATAAAATAATAAATGAAAAAGATATTAGTATATACTCCAATAAGAAAAATGCTGGCAAAAGTTCCTATTAAAAACGAATTGTTCTGGTATGATGCGTTTTATAAAAAAATGCTAAAGTTTGAAGCTACAAGAATAAGATTCTATTCGCGATTAGAAGAATATGTAGAAATTACTTCTAATGGAATACTCATTAGCAGAATGCCAAAAGATGAAGCGACAGAAGACCAGATTAAACGATTTGGTGTCCAAGAGTCTTATATGATGCGCCCAGAACCGGAGATTTTAGAAAAAATAACTTATGTAGATGATACTACACCAGAAAAAGTGAAACGATGGTTTGATAAATATTCTAATTACAATGATACTACTGCGACAATAGAAGATTCCAATAATGATGATGTTCTGTTTATTGTTCAAGACGATGAAATAGAGAATTTTATATATGACTTAGAAAGAAACGGAATTAGACATAGGATTTTATAATGTCAAATAATAAAAAAACTTTATATGTTGAAATTGCGGATACTCCATACAAGCAAAGAAATGGATTAATGTTCAGAAAAGATTTACCAAGATATGCTGGCATGTTATTTAAATTTCATGAACCTCAAATTTTAAAATTTTGGGGCCTAAATACTTATCTACCTTTAGATATAGCATTTATATCTTCTGAAAACAAGATTGTTAAAATAGGCAGAATCAAACCAAATTCCTGTTCTGTTATAGGTAGTGATATAGATTGTGTAATGGCAATTGAAGCAAATGATGGCTATTTTCGTTCAAATGGCATCAAAGTGGGTGATGCCGTAAAAATAGATTATGAAGATAACGCAGATATAGTTATATTTAATCCTGGTGAAGATGATTTTAATATAAGTCTTAAGGATATTTTTAGTTAAATGAAAGTTATACGCACAAAAAAAATTGCTCAAATGTTCTATCCATTTGCTCTTTATAATGTTTTTCCGTTTCAAGAAAGAGAAGATGCACCTGGTACAGAATTAGAAACTATTACGCCAGATGATATTTATGAAGATTATCTGGTAGATACCATAGAAGAAAAAGAAGGAGAAGTGCCAACAGAAGTAGAAGAAGAAATAATAGAACCAGAGGAATACCCTGAGTTTAGAACATTGTCTCAGGCTTTTCAATGGGCAAAAGAAAATAGAGAAGTTCTTAGAATATATTATATAACCGTGAATGGGACTTTTATTATTAGAGATATAGAACCTCACGGAGATTTTTGGGCAAGAACTACTTTAAAGCGTATTCTTGTTACTTGGGATGAAACAATCGAAAGCATAAGAGCTTTTAGATTGGAAAATGTGCAAAAATATGAATTTAAAGGTGATCAGTTTACACCAAAATTTAATTTTTCACCAAGGAGAAAAGAATATAAACAAAGAATAAGAAATAGACGCAACAGGAAAGCGCATGATCAATGGATCTAAGGAATTAAATCATGAAACAAAATAAATTTGGAAAGTTTATAAAACAATTGGTAAATATAGCAAATTACTTAGATGACAAAAAGCAATTTGAATTATCTTCTCAATTGGATAAAATATCCTCTAATCTCATAAAAATAAAAACAGCACAATATGTTGGGATTCAAGGATATTGGATTAGAAACAGAAGATGCTGGAAAAATTGTTATAGACAAAAAAGATCTCTTAAAAAAAATATGACTGCTCAAGAAATATGGACAGAATGCCATCGTGAATATCTTGAATCAATAAATAATCCAAATAGTGGTTGGGAAAAATATGCAAAAGGTAATGCAAAAATCTTTAAATTAGCTGAAAAGAAAGTGCAAAATATAATTGCGAAAGAAGAAGAAAAATTTAATACGGAACTACGAGAAAAAATTGAAGACGGATTAGATCCAGCGATAGCGGCATATTCCACAATTGATGATAACATATTACATTATTCTCTTGATATGATGGAAGAAATAAGAAAACTTATAAAAGTATCTATGGTAATAAAGAAAACTGGTGGCAATAAATTATCACAACATATTATGAAAATAGCTAATAGTATGATTGAAGATTTGACGACTTAATGTGATTTACAACAAATAAGATAAATACAAGTTATAAAAAGGAAAATAATTATAAAGGATTTTTAGGAAAATAATTATAGTAAAATTAAGATTAAGTAATATTTACTAATTATAAGGAGTTACAAGAATGGATGTTAAATTACAGACAGACAAGATTTCTTTGAAAAGTGTCAACTTCAGCGATTTTGTGAAGGATGTTTTGAAAAAGAAAGAAGAGGTTGTAAAAACGGCTGAAGTAGAAGAAGTCAAAGAAGAAAAAGAAGTTGAAGAAGTTAAAGAAGAAGTTAAAGAAGAAGAAAAAGACAAAGAAGCTGAAACCGAAACAGAAGAAGTAAAAACCGCTGAAGTAGAAGAAAAAGAAGAAGAAAAAGAAGTAACGGCAGAAGAAGAAAAAGAAGAAGAAAAAGAAGCTGAAACCGAAACAGAAGAAGTAAAAACTGCAAAAACCGATGAAGCAGAAAGTAGCGGTCAACCAGAAGCTGAGGGCAAATTGGTTAATGTGCCTAAGAAGGATGATGGAAAAGGCGGAAAAGCAGATAATAAAGAAGCCGAAACTAGCGGACAAACGGATGTTGAGCCACTACACCAGACTGGTGAATCCGAACATGGTGGCGATCTTGCTAAAGGCAAAAAGAAAAGCGCAAATTCAAAATTTATTAGAATTGCGAAACTAAATCCGAAAACAAAAGATTTTCTTAGAAAATACTGGTCAACGTTATTTCCGGAAGATTATGTGGATGCTATGCTTGCAGAACAATAATCTATATTAAAAATAGGTTATTAATAACATAAGCATCTTTAGGAGATTCAATATGCCTATTCTTCCAAGTGGAAAGAAACGTATTATGGAAAATCAACCGTCACTTGGCATCGGTGATACATGGGGAATACATGAATTAGGGCAGCAAAACGATTATCCGATGCCGACAGAAGATATATATACAGATAGACCGGAAACCGATAAGCGACAAAAAGGCAAACCAGATCTCTATGAATATATTTTTAGTCTTCTTGAGGGTTTCGGATACCCGCCAAGACGCCTAGAAGAATTCTCAGATAATTTTGTTGAAGAAGAATTCTTTCCAGGTGAAGTTAAAGAGGTAACAGTAACGCTACCAGACAGATATTATGGAACTAGAAAACGAATATCAGATGAAGATTTGTCTAAAATTATTGAAGACATACAATCTAAGTTCAATCTTGTGTTAAATAAAGCTTCTAGAAAAGATAAGAAAATCATAGCAGAATTTATCTATCAACCGACAACTGGAAGAGGGGTTGAACAAGATGGTGAGGAACTTAGTGGGAAAGCAGATGATTTAGATGAAATTTTTGGTCCAAGTCGCGAACAAAAACAAAAAAAGAAATTAAATAGAAAGAGAACGGGAGAAGCAATGACGATGCAAGAAATGCTGAAAGAGAATAAGGCAAACATGATTGATAAACTAATAGAAGCTGCTGGAAAGGTGGTTCTTAATAAACAAGATACTACAGAATTATTACAAGATGGATTAAAAGCAAAAATAATTAATGCTTTTCTCGATACCGAGTAATTAGGAGATTGCACAATGATAGGAAAAAATCAAGATATGGAAAGAATCAAGTTTTTAGAAGAGGCAATAACGCCAAATGAAGAAAAAATAGAGAATCAAAAAGAAGCAAACAAAGAAGTTGAAAAAGAAATAAAACCACATAAGAAACTTGATAACAATGAAGCAGTTAAATCACGCTTCGGAAATGCTATTTTATCTGCTGGTCAGGGAAAAATTACAGATATCGGTGGCCCATCAAAACAACTAGGATCTGAAACAAATAATAGCATTTGGGATACAAATGTTCTAAATAAATTAAAAGAATCTAAAGATAACAAAGAAAAGACAATAGAATCAAAAGAAAAAATAAATCGTCTTCGTAACTCCTTTAAACAAGATAGAATGGATCAAATGGTTGAATCTCTACACGAAGTAGATAATAGAAAAGATGCTACAGTAAAAAGTATACAAGAAAGAGAAAGCTGTCTCGGTGATTGTAAACTACCTAAAAATAATATTAGTATTTTTGATAAAGAAAAAGATTTCTCTCGTGTTCCAGAAAAAACTGATGGTGAATTAGTAACCGAGAAAATTCATGCTGCTGCAGGGGAAAAAGATGATTCGTGGAAAGATGTTCGAGGTCAAACGAAAAGGAATAATACACTGGATAATTTATTTAATAATATTACTAATGTAGAGAAGAAATAATGCCATATACAAATTTATATGAGGCTCCGTTGTTGCCAGAAAATCCAACTGAATTACCAGCAGAAGGACTTGTCGTAGAAGAAATGGACCCAAGATCAGAGTTACAGTTTGCATCTGCTTCTGACTTAAAAAATTGGATCGATCAAGAAATCTTAGAAGGGAAAGATAGGAGAGAAGTTGAAAATAAATTGATGGAATTAGTAAAAGATGATGATCAAGAATTTGTTACCTCTGCTATGGAGGATTATTTTGAAAGCCTTTTGACAGAAGAGGAAAAGTTAGAAATAGCTATTTCTATTTGGCCAAAATTACCAGATATAATTAGAATGGATAAAACAAATGTACAGGAGCGCACTATGGATCTTCCTTTAACGCATGCACATGATATAGATAATATTATAAAAGAATCTAATAGCGAAATTAAATCATTAGCCAGCCGAGATGCTAAAAAATCAAAAGTGGTCAATGCATTTAATTTGATAAAAACCGCTCAACATAAATCTATGGAAAATGTAATATTATATGGTCCCGGCCAAATGCAAAGTGTAGATCCCTTTACAAGACAACCAGCGTCAGAATGGAGCATTATAGAACGTAATAAGGGTTTTGGTCTTGTCGTTGATGATCTTTGGAATATTAATTGGGAAGCTATATGGCGCGGGTCGATTATGGACAAGTACAGTCGCCCATACCGTGACAAAGATGGTAATTGGGTGGGTGGATATGTACAAAAACGTTTCGAAGTCGATAAGTGGACTCCTGAAAAGAATAATTATCAATTGAAACCAGGTCAACGTAGACGCCCATATGTTCCAGAACAAAGATCTTTAGAGGCCAGAATGGTTGCTCAAAGATCGAGCGATGACTCTCCATATGAAAGTGCCGATAAAACCAAACCATTTAATTGGAAAATGGCATCTACTAAAAAAAAAAGATAAAACAAGCTGATCTGCCAATTCTAAAAAGCCCATTTGATAGAAAGAAGCGAAGATCGTCATTCGATGTGTATGTAGATGGAAAAGATCCACACAAGAATTATTATATACAATATATATGTCCTATTTGTAAAGCAACTTTAGAATCACCAGATTTAGATTCCGGTGAAATTCCATATTGTAAAAATTGTAATGTTCCTGGCAAAAAATGTGGATACAAAAACGCACCAGATCCTCGCGGAAAGCATGTAGATGATAATCGTATCGTAGTTAATAGACCATTATTTTCTAACTCATACAATAGTAAAAAATATTCTAAAAGATATAAAGAAAAAGGGAAGAACAGAATTCCTGCAAAAATTACTGATTGTGGCGTTGAACCTTGTTTTAGTGAAGAATTTGAAATGATGAGTGATCCAAATGCCGAAGAAAATATAGAGAATATGGATAATATGCGAAGACGTAAAAAATGGCAAAAATTAAAAGATATTCAAGATAGCGCAGAATCCTTATTTTGTGGACCAGAATAACAGGTTAAGGAATATGTAATATGACAATAAAATTTTCTGTACCGGATAAAAATACGGCAGAAAAGGCACGTTCTATCGTATCAAAAGTCGGGACTAATCCTCAACAAACGGATGGAAGATATACTAATAGTCAAACTTCATTCACTCCATTGACAAAAAGCGCACAAACACTTAGTGGTGGTTTGGCGAATGTAATGTATACACAACCCATGTTCTTTTCACCACTGCATACTCCACAAAACTGGCAGATCGCAAGCAAACGAAGAGAAATATATCAATGGTCAAGATTCTATTATGAAAATGAACCAAAAGTATCTGCTGGCATAGATTTTTATTCTGAATTTCCACTTAATGGATTTGTTTTAGAATGCAAAGATAGAAAAATATTAAAGTTCTATGAACGATTAGTTAAAAGAATAAAATTAGAATACTGGCTAAAGTTAATAAGTTTTGAAAGATATCTATTAGGCGATGTGTTTCCATTCGTAGAGTATGAATGTAAAATTTGTGGTGGATCTGGATATAGACCAGATGGAGAACAATGTAGACATCCTGATGGTACTATTAAAGGAATAAAGATATTAAATCCAGATTGGATAACAGTACATAGTTCTCCGATTGCAGATGACCCTGTATTTACATTAGAACCAGATGATGAATTAAAAGAAATTATATCTACAAGACGCCCACAGGAAATATTTTCTAAATTACCTCCGCAACTTGTTAATGCAATTGCTTCTGGTCATCCTATCGTTTTATCCAATAGGTGTATAAGTCATATTAAATATCAAGGTAGCCCATATGGAGCATATGGAACATCTATGATAAGAAGATTATTTACTTATTTGGCTTATAAAACTAAATTGATGACAGCTAATTGGATCGTTGCAGAACGTTTGATTCTTCCTATTCGTGTTATTAAGTTGGGTAGTGAAAAACGTCCAGCTAATCAAACTGATATACAAGATGTTGCATCTCAAATAGCAGCTATAGCGAATGATCCTAATTTAACGCTTGTAACACACCATGCATTTGAGTATGATTGGATAGGGGCCACCGGAAAAATACACAATATAACTTCTGAACTAGAACAAATAGGTAAAGAAATATTAGACGGATTCATGCTCAATCAAGCTATATTAAATGGTGAGATGAGCGGATATAGTTCGGCCCAAGTTGGCATAGAAGTTATGATAAGACGTTTAGAAAGTTGGAGAAATGAATTGGCAACATGGGTGGAAAATCATATATTCCTTCCAATAGCCATGATGCATGATTTTGTTGATAAGGAAGAGAGTGAAGAAGCACAAGAAAAAATATGGCTATACCCTAATTTAAAGTGGAATGATCTAAATCTTAGAGATAAGACCCCACAAAGACAAAGTTATATGCAACTTCATGATAAAGGATTAATCTCTTCACAAACATTATTAGAAGAATTTGATTTGGATTATGATCAAGAAACACAAAGATTGAGAGAAGAATCTGCTTTGGCATCTGCAACAGGGCAAATATTAGGACAACCAGGAGCCATGGGCGGCATGGGTGCCATGGGCGGCATGGGTGGCATAGGCGGCATAGGTGGCATAGAGATGCCACCTATAGGTGGAGGTATGCCAGGAGAACCAATGGGTGGTATACCAGGAGGTGGAATGGTACCAGGAGGTGGGATAGGTGGAGAAATGGCTCCAGGAGGCGTTGGTGGAGCCCCAGCAATCCCAATGGCTGCTGCACCACAGCCAGTCTCTGAACCGCCTGCATTTGTCCATAAACGCGGTAAAGGAATGTCAGCAGAGAAACAAAGAGAACAAATGCGACCTCAAACGAAAATAATAAGATTAACATCATTAGAACAAAAAATGCTAAATGCCCTACAAACAATGGCTGATAAAATTCCTCATAAATTATTTGGTCAATATTCTGTCCAGTTACCTAATCAGCCAATGCCATTTATGATGGACTTTGCTTATCCAGCAATTGGTGTCGCGATTGAGTGTGACGGCGAAGCTTGGCATGAACAAGTAGAATCTAAAATAAGAGATCAACAAAGAGATGCAAAATTAGCAAATATTGGTTGGAGAGTCTTAAGATTTAAAGAAAATGCAATTAATAATCAGATGTCTGAAATAATGAAAATTATATATAGCAATGTTGTTGAAGCGACTAAAGATATAACTGCAAGATATAAAAATGCTGGTGAAAATGACGAAATGATAAAACAAGCAAATAGTATATTAACATTTGAAAATATAGAAGGTAAAGATATAAAATTTCAAAAAACTAATATGGATGACAATTTAGGGCATATGTATTATATAGGTACATAAAATGAAAAAGAAATTTGCACATATAAAAGAATCTGGCGGTCCAAGAAGAATAAGAGATAGAGGAATCCGCTGGAAAGAAGCCTATGGCAAAAAGTCTCTACCATTAAAAAAAAGATTTGAAAGAGAAATAGGACCAGGTTCATATCACAGATGGGAAGGGCATGATTATACAACAGACAGTGATTATTTTATTGTTGTAGGTCCAGCAGTACAAAGATATGGACAAAAAGCCTTTTTTTCCGGTATAAAAAAATTGCCACCTCGCTATGCAAGGAAAAAAGTGTATGCTCCCGCTGGTGACTATTTTTCTAATATCGCGTCTGCTCTAAGCCACGCAGCCAAAAGATGGGGAATTGCATATCCACAAAATCAACATAATTATCAGAAGTTAGATCTAGTTGATGTCTATATCCCAAGACACGTCAAAGGCTAAAAGTAAAAATAAAGAAGGAGATTTTTAACAATTTTTACAATTTACATATTGTATAAGTGTATCTCTACAATTTTCAATAATTTATATTTAATTGGAGAATAAAAATGCCACCGGCAAGTAAAAAGAATCAATTCAAAAGTAGGCTTTTCCTCATTCTTATAACAGTTTGTTTAACATCTATAACAGTAGTAGGTGGTATGATTTTTGCACAAGGAAGAAGGGCAGAACAATTCGATCAATTAAAATTGAAAGTGGATAAAATTGAGAAAGATCACAAAAACGGTTCACCAAAAATTATAATGGAAAAAATCGAATCTTTGTCTACATTAGTTAATTTACACGCCAAAAATGACTCACATTCAAAAGACGAACTGCGCGAAACAATATTAAGAATAAATTCTTGTATTGTAAAACTACAAACTGACGTGGGATGGATTAAAGAATATTTAAAGAAAAATGGAATACCATTAACTTCCTATCGTCTGAAAAATAATTAAAGAAAGTGATTTTACTATGATAAAAAAAATAAGAGAGAATTTTATTATAAAAAACATACAACCTCTGAATAAACCAGATTGGTATGAATATAATTTAAACAGACTTAAATTCGCATCTGTTAACAAGAACACTACTGATTTAAATGGATTTGACTTAGATAAAGAAATTAAAGAACATCCAGATCACCTGTTCATTAAAATCTTTGCCATTGAAGAAGATGAAGTTAATGATAACGGAGATGCGTTTTCAGGAGAAGAACTATCAAAAGCAGCAGAAACATTTGTTAATGTTCCTGTGTTTACTAATCATCAAAATGATGATGTTGAAAAAGCTAAGGGAAAATGTGTTCATTCGTGGTACGATAAAGAGGCAGGGGGCATTTGGATCATCTCTATGATAGATAGGGTGGCATATCCACCATTGGCAAGAGGAATTGAAGAAAAATATATTTTGGGAACCTCGATGGGAGCTTCTCGTGGACATGATTTAGTATCTATGTCGGACCATTCATTAAAAAGAGTAGATGAATTACAAAAAAATGATAAGGTAATAACCCATACAGGAAAAACAGAAAAAATAGAAATTATATGTAAAACACAAGAACATGATGAGCTTTATTTGATACAATGGATGAGTAATATGGATGGATTAGCTTTAAGTTATGAACATCCAGTTTTGATATTAAAACATGAAGATTTATATCATTATTGTAAAAATGGAAAAAAATATAGAAAATCCGTAAAAGATATAGAAAAAATTGATCCAGTTTTTGTGCCTGCTAATTCGGTGAAACCGGGGGATTTTGTATTAGAATATATTTGTCAATCAGAAAACGCTGAAAATGACATAGACGATGATATTGCTTATATCCTTGGCGTTTATACAGCAGAAGGATATATAAACGGAAGTAAATCATTATGCTTTTGCTTCGGGTTAGATGAAGAAAAAAACAAGAAATCTAATTTTAATAAGCTTAAAACAATTTTACAAAAAAAATATCCAAAAAACAGGTTAAGAATAGACAGAAAACCAGAAAGAAATGGTCTTTATTTAATTTCATGGAATTCTAATCTTGCTAAAATATGTGAGAAATACGTTGGATGTGGAAGCCATAGTAAAAGAATAAACAATAAAATATTAAGTCTTCCAAAACAACAGAAAAAAATATTTTTGGCTGCTTATGTAGATGGTGATGGATGTATTATAAATCCGAGCAATGACAGTTCTGGTAAAGGTGCTGTCCAAATATCATCTGCTTCCAAAAATTTACTTTCCGACACAAGAAAAATATGTTTGCAATTAGGAGTCCCAGCCGTTTTAAGCAGACATGACAGAATAGCTAAAAGCTCTACTGTTATGAAAGAAGATTTTGAATATACTGAATATCAATTATATATAAATAATTCTATATCACCAAAAATTAAAGAATATAGTTATAAAGTATTTAATGGCCCAAAAATAAGAAAGTCCATATTTATTTCATTCCCGTATAGAACATATATGGCACATAGAATAAAGAACATAAAAGTTATAAAAAATAATGAACCAACATATTATGTACAAGTTGGCAAAATAAATAATAAAGAAAGTGATCATAGTTATATATTAAATGGAATAGCGACTCATAATTGTTCCGTAGAATATTCCATCTGTTCTTATTGTCACAATAAAGCTCATGTTGCCGATGAATATTGCTCTTGTATTAAAGAACGAAAAAACAAAAAGATTAGTGGAACTATAGAATGCAAATATCATGATAGTCCAAGTAAACCAAAAGATGATTGCCCGCTTTGTGGTAAAAAAGCAGATGAATCAAAAACGATTAAACACAGTGAAACTCGAATATTTGAGTGGAATTATGGAATTAAATTTATAGAAGATTCTTTTGTTGTTAATCAAGCATGTCAGAACTGTATCGTTCATGATATATTAAATCCATCTGGCATGAATAGAAAAATGGCAGAAATACATGATAAAATAGGCAATTTGATAAAAGCTGCTTCGTGTGATGGCTCATGTAGTATTGAGAAGATCGCTGGGTCAAAAGAATTAGAATATTTAAGCGAAGTAATGAATAAAATAGAGACTGTCGCTAAAAGCATGATGAGTCAAAAGAAACAAATTTCTATGACATATGTAAGCGATCTTGTAGACGTTTTGGCTAGTGTCCAATCAGTTGCAGATGAATTAACAGAAATGGGATATGGACAATTACCTTCTCCTGATACAACAGGAGTTGAAGATGTAGAACTGCCAAAAACCTCAGAAGAACTTGAAAAAATAGAAGAAACGACAGCAGGTGGTGTACCACAACAAATTCCACCAATGGGAAGACAGCAGCCACAACAAATTTCTCCAGGTGTTGAGACTGAACAAATAGGAGATATTGGAAGCATAACTAAGCCTAAGTTCTCTGGGAATATGGATATAAACAATATAAAAAAGAAGGAATTTCTGCGAATTGCCAGTAATATGATTAAAAGATTGGAAATACTACAGGAAAATCTTATAAATACAAAAAATAGTGATACAACAATTAATAAGGAGTCAATTGCTATGACTAATGAAAAGACAGGAAAAGATCAAAATGATAATGAAAAAGTTGCTAATGACCAAGAACACAGTGTTGGTGTAATCACAGAAAAGCAACTTGACGAAGCTAAATTTACTGGAGAACGTCAAGATGGCGGTCCAAATGTTATCACAGAAAAACAAATGGAAAATCCAGAAAGAGATGTGAATGTTACAACTAGTGAAAGCCCACAACCAAGACAGGACGATCCACGCAAGGTTATTACAGAGAAACAATTTAATAATATCAAAGGCACTCATGTTGTACGATGGAATGATTTTCCACATGTAATTACAGAAAAACAGTGGTCTGAAGTAAGTCGATGGATTGGTTCTGAATTAAGCAATGATCAGGATAATCGAATAACAGAAAAGCAACTTCTTGATTTCATGTCTCACCACCAGTTCCCTGCTCTCGGAGTAATAACGGAAAAACAATTAGGTGCACAGACAACTGATCTTTCTCGCTGGGCTTATCAATATGAAGCTGACAAACTTATAAAAGCTGCAACCGAGGCTATTTCTGACACCATAGCTTATTATGGTAAAACACCGCAAGAAATCAAAAAAGCTACTTCGTTCATTAAGAAAGATACTAGAAATCTTGATAAGACTGCATTTTTAATGGTAGTTAATGCGATGCCTCACAAGGCAGAAGCCAGAGCAAACGAAAAAACCAGATATACTTATTTGTCTAAGTTGGCATCTAAACCAGTTGAGACACCTGATACAGTAGATGCTTTAATCGTTGCAATGAGCGATAATCTTAGCGATCTAAGCGCTGACGATCTAATTGGCGCTGTAGATTATATCATGTCCTCTGAAAAATTGCATAAAAATATAGAAAAAGTAGCATCTGAAAAGATGGCAACTACACCAGAGAATAAAAATGAATTAGATAAAATATCTGCTTTGGACGAAGCGCTTAAATCTATGGAAAAACCAGAAGATGGTTTGTATCAAGTACAGGCATCTATCGATGAAATTAATGCAGAATCTGAGGACAAACAGGCTATTGCTGTAGCAGCATATAAATTTGCAAATAAGAAAATCTCTGAAGAAGTCGGAGATATCGAAACTGCATTAATTAATGTTGATGTGGATACTGATAAGAAATTAGTCGTTGCAACACTTAAAGACTCTAAACTAATGACTGATGAGGAAAAAGAAGCTTGGAATAAAGCTCGTCCGTATGTTGAAGGCAAATCTAATGAAACAAACGAAAAATCTGCTTCTAAAAAATCAGATAGAGATAAAATGGTAAGAGAAGCACAACTTCTTGGCGGAGAAATGGGAGGACAAGCAGGAGCAGCACAAGGGCCTGGTGCCGGTGCAACAATGCCTCAACCTCCAGCAGCAGGTGGACAACCACCAGTAGAAAGCTTTGAACAATCAGATCTTGCAGGAGAATTCGAAGATGAAGGCGATCTCCAGCCTAAACCACCTGGGGGAGCATGCCCAGTTTGTGGTAGCGAAGATGTTGACGTTATTAAAGGAAATGGACATTGTAATAACTGTACTGCTGATTGGAACTATAAGGTATTGGTTGAAGTTCCAAATTGGCCAGGTACGCTCGAAAGCAATATAAACGATGGACAACCTGCTGGTCAAGAAGAACTAGGTGAAGGTGGGGAAGGATTTGAAATGCCAGAGGTTCCTGAAGCTGGTACTGCTGGCACGGTTCCTATGCCTGCTGCAGCTAGTACAAAAAATGACCGTCAAATTAAGGAAGCAGCACAAGAAAATATATCTGGACCAGTTAAATTTGCTGCAGTGACACTTATTAAGCCAGAAATGCTTAATGTTATCAAAGAAGCGAAAGTCCAGCTTGGCTCAATTAGCCCCTTAACTGGTTCCACAAATACAATAAAACTAGATGATAATAACTACTTGTGTCTAGATACAGGCAATGTTTATACAATTGAATATGCCTTTAGGAGACGAGATCCTAAAAAAGTTTATGCACAGTGGACATGGATTCCAGAAGTAAATAAGGAGTGTCCAGAGTGTAAAGAATCCCATAAGAAATTTGTTGCAGCACTAAAAGAAATGAATGTTGATGAAGAAAATTTCGATGCTATGGGCATGAAAGAAAAAGGAGAGTTAATTCTTTCTATGAAACAAGCTGGTTTACTGAAGCCGATGAAAACAGCTTCTGCTGAAAAGAAAGAAAGAATATTAGACCAAATTAAAACTGCTGTTAACCTTGATAATAATTTCCCAATGGAAAGCTGTTTGGAAAGATTGTCTCGTCGCTATGGAGAAGAAGCCATCGCATTAAGTGGTCCATGTGAAGGAAGTCCACTTGCTGAATGTATTTGCAAATCATTAAAGAAAGCTGGTATTTATTCGAATGGTCTTGCAGTTAAAGTTGCAGATGTATGGAAAGATAAAGAAGCATCTACTGAATGTCTTGAAGACTATGTGAGAATGGGCTTAGATTTGAAGGAAGCAACTACTGTTTGTGAATCTTTAAAATCTAAATATGCTTCTTTCAACGACATATTTGCACAACAGCTTGTAGAAGAAGTTGAAAGTGCATTTATGGAAGATGAAATGGGCGATGGACTTGTAACTGATTTAGAAGAAGATCCATTCGGTGACGAATTTGTAGAAGAAGATGTGGAAGAAGATGTGGAAGAACCAATGGAACCAGAAGACGAAGTTGTTGGAATCGGTGGCGATGAAGTTGCAGAAGCTTTAGCAAACTTGGTTAAAGCTCTTGGCAAAGAAGAAGAAGTAGCAGAAGAATTAGGGGAAGTCCCAGTTGATGAAGAACCAGTAGTTGATGAAGAACCAGTAGTTGATGAAGAACCAGTAGTTGATGAAGTAGAAGAAGTCGGTGAAGAAGTTGTTCCAGAAGAACCAGTTGATGAAGTTGTTGATGTTGAAGAAGAAACAAAAGAATGTGTTTCTGCTCCATTGTCTGCGGAAGAAGGTGGAGAAGTTAAGCCCGAAGAGGGCGGCGAAGTTAAAGCCGAAGAAGGTGGAGAAGTTGAAGTAAATGTCGAAGTTGAAGAAGATGGAAAAGATAAAGAAAAAACAGAAGTTGAAAAATGTAAAGAAGAATGCGAAAGAAAATGTGCAGAAGAAGAAGGAAAATCTAAGAAAGAAGCGAATAGTGAAGAAAATGATAATCCTGGAGTTATGAATCCAGAAGAAACAGATGAACCAGTAGAAAAAGAAGGTGACGAAAGCGAAACAGATAAGGAAACACAAACAATGGCATATTCAGAAAAAGAAGCATCAATCATGAAAGCCAGTTATGTCGGCAAGACAGGTGAAGTTACGCATCTAGATTTTTCTAAGCTTTCCGGCTTAATTAATAAAGAAGCTGATACTATTAAAATACAACCCGCTCAAGACGTTGTTCCTTTCCAATATAGTAAAGGCGATAGTATCGGCGATGAAGATCCATTCAGTGCAGACAAACCAAGTGCACCATCAAAAGGCGATGCAGCCAAAATGGGGCATGAAGAACCGCCAACTGCAGAAAAAGCAAATGCACCTGCATCAGATGCAAGAATGGGAGGAGAAAAAGAAGAACCAGAATTCAAACCAGAATTAGATGATACTGCAACTGGTGGCGAATTAGGACAAGGATCGTCAAGAGCAGCTTCTACAAAAGCAAGAATAGGAATATTAGCAGATGCAATTTTAGAAGCCCAAACAAAAGTAAAAAGACGATTCGACCAAGATGCAGAAGATATTAAACCATATTCCGGTGATAGTTTTATAGGAGATGAAAAAGCTTCTATAGGTGAAGTTCCTGCCGCAAAACCAGCTAAAGACCAAAAAGTTCCTGCTGACGAAGCATTCGTTGGAAATGAAAAAGAATCTATCGGTGATAAACCAGATGAAAAAGATACCCCTAATATTCCAACAAAAGATGATAGAATTAGCGGAGAAAAAGACAATGAAAAATTAAAACCAGAAAAAGATGATGAAATGACGGGTAATATTCTTGGCGGAATACATGCAGGATCAGAAGAACAAAAGAAAGAAGCAACTCGACTTGCCGGAAGAATGCTTGAAGCTGGCAAGATAACTGTTGATGAGTTGTCTAATAAAATTGCAGAATTAGAATCTTATAAAACTGAACAATTAAAAGATATTGAAAGTAATATATTTGAAAGTGATAAAGGACTCAAAGATTCACCTGACGGAGTAGAGCAATCCGTGATTATATCAGAGGCAAGCAATCAGCCTGTGCAAAACGACCCTCAGCAAGAGTTGGTCGATAAATTGACAGCGATGTTTAGCTTAGACCGTAAAAATCAAATGGCTCAAAAGGATAATGATATACAACTCCGTAGGGAGTTTGGTAGGTAAATTTTAATGGAGAAATAAAATGGCTCTTATTGAAATACTGCATGTATGTGCAGATATGTTTGAAGTAGATCCTGACTGGACAGCCGCTGATGCCATTATAGAAGGTGAATGGGTATCGTTGCAAACAGTTTCCGGCAATGTGTATGCAGAAAGAGCAAATGGCGTACATGAAGTTATAGGTATTGCTGGTGATACAATGTCGGATACAACTGCTGGTACTCCATATGCTGCCAACGTTGGCGTTAGCAACAATGCTAGACAGCGCTCTACACAGAACCGTGTTACGGATTATTTTAATGAAACACTGGCTTCTGGTAAGATCACCGTTTATCATGGTGGCGGACGATTCGCTACTGATCAATTAAACGCTGGTGTTACATTCGCTGCAGGTCAGCCAATATATGCTGATGCTAATGGCAATACGACAAATGTTGCCTCTGCAGCAGGTGTTGTCGGGATAGCTTTGGGAGCAGCAGGAGCGTTTCCGAGTGGTGTTCCTGGCACTGCTGTGTTAGGCCATATGAGTCTTGGCACATATCTTCAATTTATTATGAGAGACGGACACTAAGAACTAATTAGGAAATTTATCTATCGTTTTAGGGTTTTTGTAAAAGAATACCTAAAAATAGAAATAGGAGAATTTAAATTATGGCTATTCAGAAAAACGGTCTAACAGACCAAGAAAAACTAGCTGTTATTGAAGCTGCATTAAATACCGATGAAGGGCGTGTGGCTTTGGCGCAGGCAATGGTTGAACCTATTCGTCGTTCCTTGGAATACCAGGCTGTTGGTCGTAAACTTCTGATGGTTGATGAACTGCCACAGGGCGCATTGGCTAGATATGAACGTGACGTGGCTGCAATTGCTCACGTTATCTCTCGCCGTGGTGCTGTCCCTGATCAAATTCAAGAGGGTGAAGAAGTGCTTGTTCCTACCTTCGAAATTGCTGCTCACCCAACGGTGAGATTGTCTGAAATCAAAGCACGTCGATTCTATATAGTTGACCGTGCACAGATCAAGGCAAAAGAGGCGATTCAGAAGGAAGAAGATACAAATATTTTCAACGCACTTACTGCTGCTGCAACAACGCTTGGCACACAAGTTGTTGTTAATGTTGGTGCATTGACTGTTAACTCTCTGAACACTGGCTTCAGGCTGATTGAGTCGCATGATCTGGTTTGCACAAAACTAGTTATGCATGCAACACAATTCGCTGCTATCCGTATTTTCGGAAAAGATTTCTATGATGAGGCAACTCAAAGAGAAATCATAACAACCGGTCTGTATGGTCACTTGTGGACCGCTGATTTACACGTTTCAAGTCGTATGGATACAGATGTTGTGTTGTTAGTAGCTTCGCCTGATACCGTGGGCGCGTTCCCAATCCGTCAGGATATTACGGTTTTGCCTGCTGATGATCCAAAGAAACTTCGTCTCGGCTGGGTAATCTACGAAGAAGTGGGCATCGTCGTTCTTAACGACTATGCAATCAGCCTGATCGAAATAACAACTGCATCCTAAGTCGATATAACATAGTAAGTTAAATAAGAAATGCGAGGACAAGTTTCTCGCATTTTTTATTTATAAGAAGTAGCATAGTATATATATTTTTCATATTTGTATATACAATTTATAAGAATGTATATATAAGAGCAAAAATATAAATGATATCTAATTCACATCAAACGCATATCGTCTATAATATATAAATGTGAATGCATTTTTTAGTTTTATCGATTAAAATAAATAAAAGATATTTGTATATACAAATTATTTCGATTAAGTTATAATGAATAAATTAGAAAACAACAAAGACCAGAAATAAGAGAAAGATTACAATTGCAAACACAATCACAAACCCAGCCACCAACATTAGAACAAATCGATTATAAATTAAAATCTCAATACAAATTTGTTGATTATTGGGGAGATTTAGAAAAAATTGCTGTTTATTTTAGAACACCAGAAAATATTATTCCATATATTGAACAAATGAAACAAGAATTGCAGAATTTACAACAATCCATCCCAAAAGCAGCATCAAGAAGTCTATAATAGAAATATGGTTTATTATTGTAGAAGGAGATCAAAATGTTGAAAATAATTCTTACTATTTGTCTTGCAATATCGGGGCAAACAAAACTAACAGAGATACTTAAAAGAGAAAATCGCGAACTCCGAGCAGAAAATCAAGAACTTCGTGCACACAATAAACTATTACGAAATCATATCGCAAAGCTCAAGCAGACAACGACACAACCTACAAGCAAACCAACCAAACAACAATTACCGAAAAAACAGGAAAAACCAAGAAGATTTTTTACCGGTAAATATTTTGGAAATATTGAAGATACCTGTGTTGTTAAGATAAAGACCACAACCGAACAATATTTTCGTCCAAAAGATCAGATTTTCATACAGTTCAGAATTTGTGGTAAAGATTACAAAGGTATAATCCCTAGAAGAAATTAAGGAGAAATAAAATGAGTTATGGTGGTGGAAAAACGATAAGCGAAGATCTTACTGTAAAAGAATTTATCAATTTATTTAAAAATCAAGGCGAATTCGGAAAAATTAGTGAATTCATATATACAAAATTTATCTATCCAGAAAGATATGGTGTAATTTTTTTCCCGGATAGAGAAAAAGGAAATTCTTTTTGCACAGGAGATAATTTTACTTTATATTTTGACAATCAAGAATCCGCTGATTTAATATTAAATAAATTACTTAACAAACTAAAGAAAACATATAATCTAGATGGAGGAAAAGAGAATTGGGTAACTATGGATCATGAACCCTCTCTTGGTTTTTATGATTTAATGTCTGTTATGATATTATTCAAACAAGAAGAAAAGAAAAAAAATAAGGAAAAACAAAAATGAGTTATGTAAGTTATGGTGGCGGAATTACGATAAATCAAAAAACAAATCTTTCAGTAAAACAATTTATAAACTTTTTTCTAAGCCAAGATAAATTTGGGAAAATTCGTAGTTTTAGATATTCAAAATTTCATTCTGCAGAACGATGTAGTAGTGTTTTCTTCCCAATAAGGGAGAAAGGAAAATGTTCTGTTGCTGGAGATAATTTTACTCTATATTTTAGAAGCGAAGAAGATGCAGATTTAATATTAAATAAATTGTTTAATGAACTAAGAGATGATGAATATAATCTAAAAGGAAAAGACGAATGGGTTGTTATGGAGCATGAACCTTCTCTCGGTTTTTATGACACAATAGCAGCTATAATTTTAGCAGAATAAAAAAACATTATACTTTGTCTATACTTTGTCTATAATGTAATGAACTATTTAAGAAGGAGATAAAATCATGTCTGACGAGAAGCTTCATTTGTTTATAAGATGGTTTATGAAAAGAATCTTTTCCAAAAATTCAATAATCGATGATTCTGTTTTACCGGCTGGTTCTGCTATGCATTTTTATTGTGACCATTGTGGGGCGATATCAGATACTCGATCTGAAAATTATATATCAACTCCGATTAAAGTTTGTGAAGAATGTCAAAAATTAATTGATCTAGGGCTTATGGTTCAAGCAATCACTGATGCGGAAAAGGAAGCACTTAAAAGATTTGAAGAACTTGATGAGACTGAAAGAAAATGGTTAAAACTCTTAATAGATGGAGATATATTAAGAGCATGGCAAAAAAACTCTGTAGAATTAAAAATTTCCTCAGTGCATAATAAATGGACTGGAACACAAACCAGGGCCAGAGAAATTATACAAAAATTAGAAAAATTGGGATTTATTTTTAGTATAAAATACTATCATTGTCTGGATTATATTGCATCAAAAGGGGCAGAGCTTTTGAAATAAAAGATTTCAAGGATATTTTAAAAATTCTAAGTATTATTATTCATAAGGAATAATAATATGAAAGTAATCAAATCAAAAAAATATAATAGACTTATAGGTGGACTGGCAGATAAAAAATATCCTAAAGACTTTGACCAAAATCAATTGCAAAAAGGAGTTAAAATTGAATCAGAACATACTAACGATGAAGAAATTGCTGAAGAGATAGCTATGGATCATTTGTCGGAAGATCCTAAATATTATGATCACCTTATAGAAATGGAAAAAAAAGTTAAAAAGAAAGCACACGAACCTTTTGTCGGGCAAAGACGAATTTCGCCAGAAATGGAATCTGTTTTAAATAACATATCACAAAATGATTTAGACAAATTGATGAGATTGTCATTTGCACTAGAAGCTGCTGGTTATTTACATGACGCATCTCTATTTTCAGATGCTGCTCTTTTAATAACACAATTAAAGAATGTTATGCAATAAAGGGGTTTTGCCAACATTTCAAGTATTATATTTATATGAATATCTTTAATTTATGTAAATATGCAGAAATGAGAGGGGAATTTTGGATTCATGATGGAACTGCTATGTTTGCAGATGGAGATATTGGAGATTATAATCATGAAGCATATGTCATCGAAGTTGTTCAAAGTCAAATTATAAATGGAGAAGAAGATTGGGAAGAATGGAAAAATAAAACTGTTTTAGAAATATTAGAAGAAAAAAAGCAAGAATTAGAAGAAAAAAAGTTAGATACAGAAGAGCCAGGTGACATAAAAGACATAGACGATCAGATTTATGAAATCTGGGAAATGTCTAAGAATACTAGTTATTATGCATATGAATTAATTGGAGACAACTTAGAAGAACTAGGAATAGAACCAGAATATTTTGAAATAGCAAAAGGGCAGGGCGATGCAAGAGAATTTGCCATGAAGCATTGGGGCTGGAAAAGATTAGAAGAAGACAATATAGAAACATGGTTCTTGAAAGAAAATGATTTAAGAGATATCGCTAATGGGTTATATGATGCATATGATGATGTCGTTATTAACTCTAATTTTAATATTTATGTTTATAGTTCCAATAAATATTATACCGATGTTCCATTTCAAGCAATAGAAACGGGCGATATTATTGAAATGCATTCGTATGCAAATACACGAAGAAATATTTTCGATTTATATAAATATGCTAAAAAGAGAAAAAAGAAGAAGAAAAAGAAAAAACGCAATCCAGCATCTACAGATACAGAATTAAGATTAGATAGTGTATTACAACAAGATATGCAAATTCCTTTAATAAATATCCATTTAGCATCTAAAGAGGAAAAACCTTATTTTGAATGTCCAGAATGTGGATTGGAATTATGTTATGAACATTCGATGTGTGATGCAGTTGGTCCTGGTTGGCACTGGTGTCAGATTTGTGATGAATATGTCCTTCCCATGGAATTGAGAAAATTGACACCAGAAGAACGTGTTAATGAAATTGTTAGACGAAGACCATATAAAACATGGCTTTAAATAATGAATTGGTATAATAAAATTAAAAAGATAGCAGACAAGAGTTTATATCACGGTCAGCCAGTAGAACAGATTGCTTTACAAGAAGCAAAACGCATACGTTCTAAATATCCGAATTGTTCTAACCAAGATAAATGTTTAGATGCTTCTTATGAGTTACAAAAAAATTTAACTGATCTGGGTATTATTTGCGCTGTGCAGTTTGGGTTTTTTAATGGGAACCGCCATGCATGGTTAGATGTTTGGACACCAGACGGTGTAAAGATATTAGATATAACTGCTGATCAATGGGGGGATGATATTCCAGAAATTGTTTTTGGAAAAATGGAAGAATATCCACAATATACTTGGGAAGAATAAATGAATTGGTATAATAAAATTAGAAAAATAGCAGACAGGAGTTTATATCACGGTACTATTATTGATCATGCTCCATCTATTGGCGAAATAGGACTATTTCCTTCTGTGGGACAGTTTGTTCAAGATGCCTATGGCAGTGAATATGCAGCAGCAGGATTAGATATAGAAGAAGTGTGTGCAGAATTGTCTTTTGCTACTGATAAAGAAAACTTAGGAAGCGCAGTGAATGCTATGTTACATCATATTAGAGAAAAGCTTGGTAAATCGTGGGGTGAAGGTGTTTCTGTAAATGATATACGTAATCACGGAATGTTAGTCAAAATAAAAGGATGTCCAGGATCTACAGAACCTCCTAGTGGTTGGGAGCAAAGACCTGAAGAATATGATGTCGGATGGGAAATGCAAGCAGAAGAAAGAGGTTTACATTCTGTAGAACCAGGAGATTATTATACGGAATATCCAACAGGGGGAGCAGAAAAAGAATATATAGAATTGATTACTGGTTCGGCTTTAATTAGATTTTTGCAGAGAAAAGGACTATTAAAAAAATATATTAGATAACACAACCAAAACTATCATGTTTGCAAATTGGGATAAAGCATATATTACAAAAAATATTCAGAATCAAAGACGGCGTAAAACAGGTTTCACTCTCACAGAACTCATACTTGTAATATGCATTATCACTTTATTGGCAGCGATCATTGCACCAAGTCTATACATAGCTAAGGAATTGGCCAAGCGGGCTTATTGTATGGCTCATCTTAACGGTCTTGGTCGATCCATGGGTTCGTATCACGCCAACAATAAAGAATCATTTTGGCCAGGAGCTAAACCTAACTATCCCGAACCAGGAGTAATCACATATTTTTGGGGAACTAATACTGATCCAGTTGATACAAGGCATAGCCCATTTCTAAAATACTGTGATTATAGCCTAGAGCAATTTTGGTGCCCATCGATGAAGTGGGGGACTTATAAACCACAGGGAAATGTCAAACAGCATACGACTACACTTGCATATAATACATGGTGCCTTGATCCAGCTTCATATATGTGGAAATGGGATTTAAGACCTAAACGTTCCATTTATTTGCCACAGCCAGCCTCCTTATTCGTATTTGTTGATGCAGCAATGGCTTGGAATCCATTTGGAGAAGATTGGTTTCAAAATAGCACTCATCTGGAACCGATTACAGGCCCCCCAGCCGTTATGCCAACAACACACTTTCGTCACTTAAACAAGACTAATGCATTATGTGCTGATGGCCACGCCGAATATTATGGCCTGGAAGGCGGAAAGATGTATGATATAGAAAATAATCTCGGTTTCGTGGGAACCAACAACATCCCGCACTATGATGTTCCAAACAATTAAATTTTTAAAAAGGAGAGGATTATTAATAGAATAGTTGTAATAATTATATAGAAAATTAGTGGAGAGAGTATTATGAAAATCATAAAAACATCAAAAAGCAAGTATCCTAAGAGCGAAACAACTCCATATAATCCTTGGGCCGTTTGCACAGATAGAGTCGGTAGAGAAAATGAAGCAAAATATGAAAGATGCATACAACATATAAAAGAACAAAATAGAGAAGCTAATAAAGGCAAGAAGAAGAAAAAAAAGAAAAAAGATAAGAAAAGTTCTATATCTATTTTTGACTTAGAAAAAATATCTCAATATCGCGGTGAATATGACTATCTATTAGAAGATTATGGATTATCATCTGATGATATTAAAGTAGCTAGGCGCATATTAGAAAGCAAAGGAGAAATACAACTTGAAAATTGGCTTATGAGGAGAAAAGGTTTAGATTATGGAGATGCTCGTGCCTGTGTTAGAGCATTACAATCTGGTCGTGATGAAGATACAATATCCGAAGGTTATCAATTTAGAGAAGAAGACTCAGACGAAAGTGGTTTCGGTGTATTATCAGAAAATATTTTTAGTTTAGAAAAAACATCTCAAAGCGATGACGAAAAAGAATATCGGGTATGCTTAAAATGTAATCATAGATTTCTTTCATCTGGTATCGGAAATAGAATATGCCCCGTGTGTACAGAAAAAATGGTAAGAAGGAATTTACATGGAAATCGTTATAAACCATTTGCTGGTCTAAATGCTAAATCCGTTTCTGATTTAACAAAAACTGCAAAATGGAAGAAAGATGTGAAAATCGAGCAACCAGGCAAATGGGATGGTTATTCATTATCTGAATTAAAAAAGAAAAGAAATGCAGCGAGAAAAAGACAAAAAAAACGCAAAAAAGCTGATCCGAAAGACACTGAACTTCTCAGGGAATTGAATTTCGCGATTAGAGCCAAAACTGGTTGGGGGAAAGCATCTAAATCAGATAAAAATATAGAAAAGAAAGCAGATATTCGTGATTATTCGTATTATCCTCCGGGCGTGATACAAGATAAAGACAATATGGTTCTTGTAATTAGACATACTGGAGAACAATGTCCAGCAAAATTTGAAGTTTGTCCGTCTTGTCAAGGCAGAGGAGAATATGTAAATCCAGATATAGATAGACATGGATTGACATATGAAGATTTCGAACAAGATCCAGATTTCAGGGAAGGTTATATGGGTGGAAGATATAATATTTCTTGCAGATCATGTGATGGAAACAAGATAATTTTGGTTCCAAGAGATCCAAATAGTAAATGTGCTCGAAGGTTGAATGAATTATTAAGAGGAGAAGCAGGATGGAGAGCAGAACAAGATTCAGAAAGAAGAATGCTTGAGGAAAATTGGTAATAAAAGTTAATTTATAGGCATATTATACTATAAAATTTATTGATAGACACATCTCAAGAGTACAAAAGAATGTGTAAACCTCGGTGAACCCGAGGTTTATTTTTTTTGTGCTATATCCGAATTATAAATATAGAAAAATGAAGTTTATAAATACAACACAAAATACAGTATTTATTGAAGATATTGGCAGAAATGTTTCTTATTTTGAAGATAATCGTTTGCAATATATTTCTTTGGATGATGCAAAAAAATCAGATGGATTCAGAAGAATGCTTAGAAGAGGAGGATTTAAAATCATAGAATGTGGAGATTCGCTTTTTGAAAAAAATTTAATAAAAATGCAAAATAAGGGTCAAGAGATGTTAAAAATCATTAATAAGAAAAAAGAAAATATGGCTAAAGAAGAAGAAAGTGAACCAAATAACAAACAAATGGAAGTAAAAATACGAGGGCACTTTCTTGCTCATGGTGGATATGCAAAAGTAAACAGAAATTTAGCTATTGGATTAAACAAACTTGGAGTTAAAGTCGGAATAGATCCAGTAACCAAAAAACACAATCAATTGTCAGAAGAAGAAATAAAAGAATTATATTCTGCTGGTAGTAAAGTAAGCAAAAACGCCATTATTGTAGAAAGCGTTATACCAACATTTAGTAATATGGTATGCGGCAAATATATGATATTATACACGACGATAGAAGCAGAAACGATACCACAGCAGTTTATAGATATAGCAAATATGTATAGAGAAGTATGGGCAAATTCTGATTTTTGCAAAAAAGTATTAGTGAGGCATGGGTTTAGAAAACCAATATGCGTAATTCCAAATTCGATAGATGTAGACCTATATACAAAAAAATGCAAACCCTACCAATTTAAACCTGCTCTTAAAGATTTTGTCTTTGTCAGCGTATTTGGGTGGAGTTATAGAAAAGGATATGATGTCTTACTAAAAGCGTATCTTGAGGCGTTTTCAGGTGACGATAATGTGTCATTATTAATCATCAGCCGAAATCATTTAGGACACGGGGATAATAGCGTTATTAAGAAATGCATATCAGAACATATAAGAGATTATGGCGGCGACAATCCAGCCCATATAGCACGTTGCAGTAAAATAATACCAGAGGTAGATATGCCTAGTATATATAAGGCATGTGACGCCTTTGTGCTCTATAGCCGAGGCGAGAGCTTCGGATTACCCTATTGTGAAGCAAGCCTATGTAATTTACCAGTTATAGCAACAGATTGCTCTGGACAAGCGATGTTTCTAAACAAAGAAAACTCTATATTAATAGATGTAGATAAATCTATAGAAATGGAAACAGGAAGAATGCAAGTGCATTATTGGGATGGACAAAAATTTCCAGCATTAATAAGTGATAAAGTAATAGAGGATGCTAGTTATGCTATGAAGTTTGTTTATAAGAATTATAAATTTGCGAGGAACAAGAATAAAAAATTAAAACAATTTATTATCGATAATTATAATATAAGCAAAGTATCTGAGTTGGCAAAGAAACGCTTAGAAGACATTTGGAGAACTATATCATGATAGTTTTATTAGACACGCAAAGATTAAAAATAGAAATATACACTGAAAGTGGAATGAGATCTTTTGCTTTCGAAGAAGCAGATTTGCTCAAGGAAATAATAAAAAACAAAAAAGTATTATATGTTACAAATGGCATTATGGCAACCGCTCAAGAAATAGTTGAAACTATAAGTGCAATATTAAAACAAAGATCTGAAGAATTAAGTAATTCTGATGAAATCATATATCTAAGATCTACTTGCCCTGGAGTTCTAAATATTCCACAATTATATAATATAACAATAAAAGAAAAGGAAGATTTGTTATTCCAAAATCCATTCGACGCAAAACCAATGTATGAAATTCTTAGAGATTATGGAAAAAATATCTTTAAACAATCTAAAACTATACGAGGTTTACTAAAGTCCGGAAAACTACAAATTATTGGGGAAACAGAATTAAATGATCTAAAAGAAAGATATGAAAGAGGTGATTTGGAAATTCGTGGCGATCCTAAAAAATATAGAAAATATATGAAATTATTACCAGAAGGTGAAGATCCGACAGAACCTATTAATATGGATATTACAAGATCCGTACAACGAGCAGTAAGATCAGACGGAGCTTCGAGCGGAAGAGAAAATAATGAAACAACAGTCCCAGAAGAGTTTAAATTAATATAAAATATGGAAATATTAATAATACATCTAGGAACACAGTGCGAATGTTTTGCGGCAACTAGTATCATTAAAGGCTTGAAGAAACAACATAAAAAGCACTTGAATATATACTGCATCGTTAAAGACAATGTGTGTAAAAAAGTATTTCAATATAACAAAAATATTAGAAAGATCTATCCAATAAATAATGTTCCATATGAATTTCAGAGCAAAAGATTTGATAAAATAATCAACTTGCATCCTAATTTCACAGAAGAAAAATATTTTTCTCCTAATGCAAAAGATAAATATGGTTTTCACTATACAGACAATAAAAATAAATTATTTCGTTTTCTATATGGAAAAATGAAAACAAGAAAAAATCTGTTTCAAATATATTATGGACTCGCAGATCTGATATGGAGAGGGGAAGGATATGATTTTTACTATAAAACAAAATCGCGTTGTGATAGTCAAATGACTGGGATATATGTTGTTAATATTAATTTGAGAGATTATGTTATAGAAAAATTAGATCTTGACCTGTCTAAACTGGCTGATATACCTTTTAGACAAAATATATTTAGAAAAGTTGATGAACTATATAAATATCATAATATTATTACTGATGATTTCTTAATATTTAATCTTTCATTGTTTCTAAGAAAGAATATTTTCTTCCTGGAAACTGTTCCATTTAATTATAGACTAGAATTATTTGGTTGTGGAAAAACATTCAAAGTTCCTTATGAAATTATACAACAAATGAGTGTCATAAATGAAGATATTCAAAATAAATAAAAAAGATATATCAACATATATTAAAAATAAAATAAAATATCAACCAGGTTTATTTAATGTAGAAAAACAATATACTGGTAAAAATGTGAGAATAGCTATTGTCGGGACAGGATTACCAGTATATAAGGGTTTTAACAATCTATCAGATTTTGATGTTATAGTTGGAAATGCAAACTCCCCACACGATGAATTAGGATGTACGACAATAGTGGCTGGCTTTATAGGAGCTAATGGCACAAGAGGGATTTGTGGAATAGCACAGTCATCTGAATTGTTATGCCTCAAATCATTTAGTGGATATAATATAGAAAATTCTTCTATTATCGCATCTGTATTATGGGCAATTATAAAAAATGCTGATATTATTGTTTTACCATTCGTACCAGATATGAGTTCTCAACCAATCTATGATATTATAAAGAAAGCATATAAAAATAATATTTTTGTATTAACAGTGAAAATGAAGGATTCTAAAAAATATAAAGAAATTATTAGTATTAAACCATTTGTAAGAAAAAAGACTTTTAGAATATTAGATTGCGAAAAAGATATATCTATATCTCTTCCAAAAGAAAGATTGATTTCGTCATTTGGTGAAAAATCATTCATAAAAACAAGTTATAATATATCTTCTTTGGGGATTGTTACTGGTTTAATAGCACTACTAATAGAAAAGAATAAAAAAACAAAAAATATAAGAAAATCGGTGAAAGAATCGTTAGAAACTTTGCGACTTTGTGTTTAAGATTAAAGGAAATAAATTGTGGAAAACTTGTTAGCTATATATGCTCCTATGAAAAATGAAGTGAATAATATAGAAGGATGGTACGAATCAGCAAAACAAGTTGCTGATGAAATGGTAATAATTGATACTGGATCCATCGATGGTACTATAGAAAAAATCAAAAACACTGACATTAAATTATATCATTCTAAACTCTTTAATAAAGATACGCTACCAGAAAATTGGCACTTTGCAAATGCAAGAAATGAAGTTCTAAGTCATTGTACTGCAAAATGGATAATAGCTATGGATGCAGATGAAAGAATTATTGTCTTAGATCCACTTTTCAAAGAAAAACTTAAAGATGTTGATAATAATATTGATTTGATCTATTGTCCTGTTGAAATTATTATTAATAATGGTAAAGTAACTCAACAATTTCTTGGAGAACGCTTATTCAGGAATAGACCGGATATTAAATATAAAGGAGCGATGCATAATTATGTAACTGCAAGCCAAAATAAAAGAAAAAGATATAGCTGGGTTAAAATACAATCATCAAGAAAAAATACTACATTGAGAACACATCAACAAAGAATTAAACAAAGATTGTCTATGGCTGAAAAGAATTTTATATCACAAATAGAAGAAAATCCAAATGATACTCGTTCAATGTTTTATCTCGCGAGGACTTATAGATCATATAACAAATTGGATGATGCAATAAAATGGTATGAAAAATATCTAAGTATATCAAAATGGAATATAGAAAGATATCAAGCAGCTTTAGAAATGGCAATTTGTTTCCAACAGAAGAAACAATTCGATATTTCATCACAAATTATGGGCATGCATCTTAAAGAGAATTGGAAAAGAGCAGAAGGATATATATTGTTAGGGAAAAATGCATATATAACACATGATTTTGAACAGGCTGTTTGGTGGTTTACGATAGCAACAAAATGCAAGTGGTTCGATGGTGTTTTTTTCTTACAAAAAAATTCATATACATATGAACCGTGGGATAGATTATCGATGGCCCTATCGCATCTTAAAAGATATAAAGAGGCTGCAGAAGCAGCGAGGAAAGCCTTAAAATATGAAGGAGACTCTAATTTTGCGAGGATAAGAAAAAATATAGAATTTTTTGAAAAGCACATGAAAAATAGTTGATTTTTTTGTTATTTAAATTATACTTGGGTTATAGCAGTTACAAAGGATTTTATCGTTTGTTAATGAATATTAAAACTTGAGTATATTTCTTTTTTAATATGGAACACTATATATGGTTCAAGCATACCGTGTTATAGATAGATTAATAGACCAGTCAGATGTAAATGTGGTCGGAGTTGCTGACGGCGATGTATTGGAATATGATGCGGCATCTGGAATGTGGGTAAATGTTGCTGTCGGATTAGGGGCAACAGGACCAACAGGAGCAACTGGTCCTACAGGTCCAGCAGGGGCGGCTGGAACGGCTGTAACAGGCCCTACAGGGCCTACAGGCACAACAGGAGTTGCAGGAGCAGCAGGAGCTACAGGACCAACAGGGGCAGATGGTGCAGCAGGAGCTACAGGACCAACAGGGGCAGATGGTGCAGCAGGAGCTACAGGCCCTACAGGCCCAACGGGGCCACAAGGTACAGCGGCACAG